GCAATATTAATTTTATCTTTCCATTCTTGTGTAAATACTCTTCCTTTCAAAGAAGTACTAATTTTCTTTTTTACTTCATCTGAATGAAAATGCTTCCCTTTTCCTGATTCACTAATTTTCTTTTTTACTTCTTCCGGTGTTTTCCTTCCTTTATTCCAAGGAATTCTACCTTTTTGAGCAATACCTATTTTTAATCTTGTTTCTTTTGATACAATTCTACCTTTAGATTTTATTCCTATTTTTAATCTTGTTTCTTTTGAAAAAACACGACCTTTTAATTTTTTACTTATTTTTTGTTTTTGTTCTTCCGATTTTGGAATACCGTAAGAAGCATTCTTTTCTCCTCTCTTTGATTCACTTGATTTCTTTTTACTTTCTTCTGAATGAATCAATCCAAGTGTAGAATAAGCTTTCTGTAATATATTAAACTCTGGTTTTAATTTATCTATATAAAATTGCTCTCTTATTATTAATTTTTCTTTTGGGCAATATTCTATTGGAATAAATAATAAATCATTTATACCATATTTATCATAATGTCGTTGAAGATGTTTATTTGAGTGAACTCTTCCTCTTAAATGGATTAAATGTAACTCTTTTCTTTGCTTTAAATTTACACTGGATCCAATGTAAAATTTTCCATTTATTTTAGACAATATTTGATAAACTCCGGAAGAATATTGATATTTAATAACTTTACTCATATTTTCCCCACATAATTTTAAGTATTTAGTTTTCTGTAATCTCCCAATGAATTTCCTTATCGTTATTTTCCTGGAAGAAATGAGCAGAAAAAGGATTAAAGCTAAATCCTCCTGCCCGTTGTTTATCTTTAGTCAATTTGAAGTATGCTTCTCCTGCTTCTGGCAACTTATGATCACTATTAGTCAGACGATAAATATTCTCTGCCATAGCTCCCATGGAACTTGCTCCCCTCAAACCTTTCTTATTATCCTTTCCGGCATGATGTAAAAGTATACAGGCAACATTAATTGCCCGGAGATCCCTCAGGAATGGATTTACCTTATTATTCCACTCAGAGTTTGAATTTTCTTCTTCCAGACCAAATAATGTTGATACACTATCCAATACCACAACTTTATAATCTGGATTTCCTTTTAACCAATTAATTATTTTCAACTGATTTGGTCTATCCGATAGATGAAAATGATCTTCTGTTGCATGTTGATATTCCGGAACGGATAATACCCGGAGTTTGAGGGAAGCCTTTTGTTTTCCTAACCATTCCAATTTTGATACTCTTTCCTCCATTTCCTGTTCCCCCAACTCACCGTCAATATAAAGAGTACCGGTAGAATTTTTCACCATCCACGGACCAAACTCCGCATCCGATTCCCTTAAACCGAGTAGATAACAAATGGTAAGTGTCAGAAGTGATTTGCCCGTTCCATAATTTCCATAAATGATTGTAAACTGCCCTTCCCTCAACCAAGGCTTCATTAATAACATTGGTTTCTTTTTCTTTCTATTCCTTATGGTTGCTACATCAAGTATAAAGTTTTCAAGATTAATCGGGGAGGTAGAAAGGGTTTTAAATTCATCAATCATTTTTTCTGCTTCCTCCAACTGGCCATCCTTAATCAGAGCTTGAATAGAAGTGGAGAGAATAGATAATTTCCTTTCGAGGAAATACTGAGAGGTATCATCAAGAAGTGGTTTAAGATCAGCCCCGGTTTGTTCATATTCCTTACTCAACCCGGGTAAGATATCCTGCTCAATCTCTTCTGCTGACTGTTTTGGAAATTTATTTGAACGGATTTTTGTGTAGTAAATAGCTTCAATATCCTTGCCGGGAGCCTTTTGGTATTTTTCAAAATATTCCCAACACCAGCGTGAGAGGTGCTTAGCTGTGGATGATTCCAGGTAGGATTGATTCCACATCGACTGAATGGTTTTTAGATAATCCGTGGAGGTTATCAATCCTATTATAATTCTACGTTCTATCATGGAATATACCTTTCTCCTGATACACAATGATAATAATACCCATCGTCTCTTAAATCATATCTTATTCCATCATCATGAATAAAAGATGGTTTCCCTTTAGTGTTGGGGTTATCACCAAACTGAATATTTTTCATTTCCTTTGGATCATCCAACCATCTGGATTGATTTAACCAGGTAGAAGCATGTGGTATAAATTTGGGGTCTCCCCAACGTTCAGTTTGCTTCTGTTGTTGAATTGCTCTACGAAGAACCCTCCATAAAGGCTTTTCCTTTGGAGGTTTATTGCATAATTTTTTCCAAGAAGTAAGAGCTTTCCCCTTATCAATCTTTTTTGGGTATGCTTTCCAAAATAATTCAAACATGGAGAGGGTAATATGTTTTTCAGATAAATCCTCTTCTTCTACAGGAGAAACCGAAGGTTTCGACGGAATATTATTATTATTTTTATTATTATTAATATTGATCCGGGAATCTGAACCCTTGGGATCCGATTTTATAACGTATAGGGTTAAGGTATCGAAGTCAATACTTATCCATTCTTTTGAAGGAACTCCCCGTAATTCTGTTTTTATTATACCCTTTTCAATTAATTCATTTTTTGCTTTTCTCAATACTGTTATTCCAATATTAAGTTCTTCCAACATTTGTTGATGAACAGAAAAAAACCACCCGTCATTCTCCGGATGGTTCTTTACAAAATAGGAATATCTTTCCAGGTAACTTCCTAAAACAACTGCTGGAACTAATCCCAGAATTTTTATTGCTTTTTTGTTTAAAACAATAAATCCTTCTGTTCGGAATAATTCTAATACTAATGTTTGATTTATTTTTTCTTCCATACCGATAAGGGAATAAAAAAATCAGGAGACTTCGGTGAGGCAGCACCTAATCCCCTGATTACCCATCAATTTATCAATCAAAAAAATCTGAAAAAATGAACCGGAATTATATCTATTTATGTCTGCCTCCATATAATTATGATCATTAAAAATCAAAAATAATAAAAATAATCTGAAAATCCAAATAGTTTTCACTTTATTATTGATTGACTATAAATTACTCCCAAATATATCACTGCTCCCAGCAATCCTCCCATCATTACCAATAGTATCCAAAATACCCAGTTATCCATCTTCCAAGGATGATTCATCCGGAATCGGTAAGGTTCAGGTTTATTCTTCTTCTTTGAGAGCTTCATCGGTTAAGTATTGAGAGTAAGTTTTACGGAGATGTTTGGCACGGTTGCGGTAGGCAAGAAGGAGTTCTTTAGGGGTACTAGCGTTATCAATTCCCTCATAACTCTCAAAGTTTTCATGACCGACACAGGCAAAAGATTCAAGTTCTCCGTCTGAATCATAGTGGGCTGGCCCATAAACACAAAAGACACAGACTTTAAGAGCTGCATTACATAATGAACAGGTCGATTTACTACCAAATCCCGTAAGCCCTCTCGCTGGGTTGCAATATTTTCCATTCCACACCTCTTTAATTTCATCAAGCGTAATAGTCTCGTATCTTTTGACTAAAGCCTGAAATTCTTTAATGTTTTTTGGTTTCATATCTCTTTATCTTTTGTGAGTAATCGTTCAAAATATTGAATTGTTTTTAAGAGGCCAGTGTCAAGAGTAATCTTTGGTCTCCAGTTAATTGTTCCCATGGCAAGGGAAATATCGGGTTGACGTTGTGGAGGATCATCTGATGGTAAAGGGAGATAAATTATTGTTGATTTACTCCCTGTCATTTCCAATACCTTCTCAGCCAATTCCTTCATTGTAAACTCTCCCGGATTACCAATGTTTAATGGTCCGGTTATTTTATCGTCGGTATTCATAAATCTGACAAGTCCTTCCACAAGATCATCAACATACTGGAAGGATCTTGTCTGATTGCCTCCTCCATAGATTGTAATTGGTAGTCCTTTGAGAGCTTGAACAATAAAATTACTGATCACTCTCCCATCGTCTTTCCTCATCCTTGTTCCATAGGTATTGAAGATACGGGCAATCTTTATTTTTACTCCATACTGTCTGTAGTAGTCCATGCAAATTGTTTCTGCACAACGTTTTCCTTCATCATAACATGATCTTATCCCGACAGGGTTTACATTCCCCCAATAGGATTCTGTCTGAGGATGAACCATCGGACTTCCATATACTTCTGATGTTGATGCTTGCAAAACAGGAATATCCAATGCTCTACCAATATTGAGAGTGTTTATCATTCCTTTGACAGAAGTGTTTATGGTCTGGACTGGGAATCGTTGATAATGAACAGGTGATGCAGGACAAGCCAGATTGTAGATTTGATCACAGTCAATCATAAATGCCCGTTGAACATCTCCTCTCATCACTTCAAAATATGGATTGTTCAATAGGTGTCGGATGTTATCTTTTGAACCTGAGAAATAATTATCCATACAGATTACTTCATTCCCCTGATCGAGTAGATATTCACAGAGATGTGATCCGATAAATCCAGCACCTCCGGTTACAAGGATTCTTTTCATAATTAATATTTATGGTAATCACTCCATAATTCATTCTTGTCATCAGGTATTAAATACCATCTTATGGTTTGTAACCATCCCGCAATATAGTCATAAGGACGATATCGTGGATCATCCAGTGTTGGTTTATTTGGAAAAAATCCAGCGATTGTTATCTCATCATGTGCAGGAATGACTATATCTGTATCAGAAGCTGTTCGAGCTTTACAATGTTCCATAACAAAATATACACCATCAACTTTTGGTAAATCTTTTTTAGATTTAATATACACTCGAGTGTATGTAATTTTCTTTTCTTTCATTTCTATTAATTTTTTATTATTTCCAAAATTGATACCATTTACGTTTTCTTTTCAGATCATCTCGGAGAGCATCAATCAGCTTTCGTTGATTTTCTATGATTTGTTCCCGGAGCTCAATTCTTTCTTTAAGCTCAGCTATAAATTCCGGGGTGAGTTCTTTATGCTTTTTCATTCTCCTAATTTTTCAAGTTGTTTTGCCAGTCTTCTTGCTTCTTTTACTACTTCCACTTTTGGCCAGGAAGATAGAGAATCATTATAGTGAGCAGTATCAAATCCTACAACCCAACCTTCCGGATCTTCCCCTTTTAATTCTTCCCAGTCACATTCTTTGACGGAAGCTGAAAAAGTTAATCCTCCGTGAATAGAAACATTAATATCATCATAATGTTTTCCATGACACGGATGTCCTTCTGGAATAATAACATACCCATTACCCCAACCATGAGGAGTGAAAGGTAACCAAGTAATTTTCTTTACAAATGATTTCATAATTTCATTTCTTTAATTGTTTAATATAATCAGATAAAATACTTCTAACATATTCTTTTTGAAGCATCCTTAAATTAGATACCTGCTCAAGTGCAAGTTGAATATTCTTCCCATTATTGTTATAGGCAGAAAGAAAGTCTTTCTTTAGGTAGAAATAAGCTGTTTCTCGATCAGTTAAAGGAAATTCTTTTTTCATTTTATTAATTGTTTAACTAAATAATCTGCATCTTCTTGAGGCATACTTCCTGGATCTCCTTTGATATCAACCCGGAAAGAATCTACTCCACGGAATTTTAATTCAGCCACAATTTTATTAGCTTGTACGATGGCTTGGGAGTCATCGTCGAAGCAGACTGCCATTCTTTTAAATCGGGAGGCAATAGTTCTAATTTGAGTATGAGTAAACTTGATTCCAAATGTGGCACAACTGCTGGTACCCATGCGCCAGACATCAGTCGGACCCTCCACCAATATCCCGATATCTTTCCAATACTCGGATCTTCCATAAAGTATATGTTTATGATGAATTAACTCACGATCTTTCGGACAGGTAATATATCTCATATCAGTCTTTCCCGTTACATCCCTTGATGTGAAAGATACTTCCTGTCCATCCCAAATGATTGGTATTATTATCCGGTGCTTAAAGTCAATATTGTCTAAGCGGGAGACAGGCCCTGTGCCCATGATGTTCCAAATTTTTGATATCCGGGTATAATCAAATCCCCGGGCTTCCAGATACTCAATGTGCTTTGATTGTAAAGGCATTACTCCTGTTGGTAATATATGTTCTTTCTTTGGTTTGAGTTCTTCTTTTTGTATAGGATGAATTCTCAAACCATATTCTTTTATCAATCTCCCTACTTCCCTTTCAGATTTATTAATCAATCGGGCTACAGTGGGAGTAATCGGATGCCAGCCACAACGCCAGCAGTAATAGTGATCTGACGATAGTTCATATCCTAAATGATAACCCGGATTTCCCTCACACCATGGACACTCAACATTAACCCAACCTTCCCGGGAATGTTTATGTCCTTCCGTGACAAACGGGACTGAGAAATCCTGATATAACTGAATGATATCCATTTAGTATTCTTTCAATAATTCTGATAATAATGAATCCTGATCGGTTTGTTTTCCATCAAGTACGGAATCCAGTATTTTTCTTTTTCGATCAATAATCTTTGCAATTTTTTCTTCAATTGTATTTTTTGCAAGCAGATAATACACATTTACTGTATCCTTTTGCCCAATCCTATGACAACGATCTTCTGCCTGAATCAACTCACCCGGAGTCCATGGAAGTTCCAGGAATGCTACATTGGAAGAAGCGGTCAGGGTAAGTCCAACACCTGCAGCTTTTATATTTCCTACAAATAACTTTATGGATGGATCCTTTTGAAATTTTTCCACTACTCTTTGTCTTTCCGGGAGTGATACCCCACCATCAACCTTTACAGCAATCTTTCCAAATCGCTCCATCAAATGATCAGATACAAAGTGATGAGTGATAAATATAACTAACTTTCCATCTGCTTCCAGGAAGTTATCGATCCAATCGGTTGCTTCTTTTAATTTCCCCTTTACAGCCAGTTGTTTTAAGCCTTCTATTGATGATAAGGCTTGAGTATTGGATATCCTTTCACTGGCCGCTAAACCCCTTGTCCGTTGGATGTATCCTATGAAATCATCTTCCGCTGATTGATAATCTTTTCGATTATCAAGTTCAATGGGAGTGAATGATTTTATTTTATCCGGAAGCTCTTTCAAAACATCCTGCTTTAATCGACGGATCATTATAGTAGATTTCAAGGTTTGATTTAACTCCTCAGTATTGGTAGCTCCTGAGAAATCCCAACCAAAACCATTATAATTAGCTCCACAATATCTTCTCCCGTACCACATCATATCTTTGAAAAGTGTTGGCTCAATGAGTTTAATTGCATTAAATGCTTCAATCGGTCGGTTTACAATCGGAGTACCTGATAGGGCAATGATATGAGGAATTCCTTTCCCTAACATCTTTACAGCTTTAGTGCGTTTTGCAGAATTCGATTTATAGAGATGACACTCATCTGTAATCAATACCTTGGGACTTACAGCTTTCAATGATTCAATCCAGGAATAAAGAATATCATAATTTATTATAAAAATATCAATCTTCTTTGATAATTGCCAAGGGGAAGTTCCTGATAATATTTCTATTCGGTATCCATCAGTCCATTTTTCAATCTCCTGTTTCCAGTTTAATTTGAGTGATGCAGGAACAACAATGATTACCGGACGTTTCTCGGGATGCATTTGTAACCAGGCAATAGACTGGAGGCTCTTCCCCAAGCCCATGTCATCGGCAATTAAAGCCCTTCCATTATTGGTTTCAATAAAAGCTACTCCTTCATTTTGAAAAGGATATAATTTTCCTTTAAGTCCTTTTATACCGGATATGTTGATTTTCGTTGGTCTTTCCTTTGATTTTTGTAAAGATATTGCAAGACTGGGTTCTATTTCAAATCCCCACTCTTTCAACATCTCCACAGATTTTGGGAATATAGGGCATGACCAGCAGTGATCTTCTTTATGATACTTTCTTCCAGGCAATGTCCTTACCTTTTCAATATCATCAGGATCATAAGGAAATACTATTTTTATTACTGCTTCCCCCTTAGCAGTCTGAAAGAGGGAAGCAGATTTTTTCTGATGATATGTCATATTATTCCAGTTCTGTGGGAGTATATGATGGTCCTCCTGGGATCTGTTTACATAAAGTTAGGGTATTTAATTTACCCTCCAATTCTTGTAATCTCTCATCAACCATCTCAGTAAATAAATACTTTGTCTGTTCTTCCAATTCTGGTATTAGGTGGAAAGGAAGATATTCATAATTAGAATAATTTGGGAAAGTAACACGGAATTCATATTCCCGTAAGAGCTTAGCTATTTTCTTTAATTGCTCTATATTCTGCTGAAGCTCAACTAATTTTTTAACATCTTTTTCTGTCATTTTTTCAGATTTTTTAATTAATCAAAATCAAATATAATAAAATAATCGGAATGAATCAAATGATTTAATGAATTTTTAAATTAAACCATTTGACTCTTGAGATACTCATTCAGTTTTTCAACAGCCTCCTGATGAGTGAAAAAAGCATCATCCACATAATGATTATAGGCAGGAATTTTCAGACTTGACTTTGATCGTTTTTGCCATGTCCAGAGTCCGAGTGCATCAGACTGTGCATAATAGAGATCATCAACAGTCCGGAATTTTCCATCTTCAAATATTATATCCGATGGAGAGTATAGTCCATTATTCATATTCAAATTCCTCCTTTATGAATTCCAGAAATCCTTCCAGATCATCTGATGGAAAATAATTAAACATCAGTGTGAGAAGAGTTTCTTTACTTGATATTTCAAGAATCTCTTCCATTTTTTTAAATATTTCTGCTTTTGTCATTTTTCAGATTTTTATTTCCAACCAAGTTTATCACATACATCTTCCGGAAGATAATCAAGCTGCTCTCCTTCTACAAGATACAAAATAGTTTCTTCTCTTTGATTATTCTCATCCTCTTTTTCAATCAGACAAGAATCACCAATAGAATATTCAAACGGCCATGCAGGTTGCATAGCAAGACGGACTTCAACATCATCGTCAAGTCCTTCTAACAGGTCTCTTAATTCCCCTACTGTCATATGTACATCATTTTATTTGCTACGATTAATCCTGATTCATCTTCAAAATACAATGCACCTTTTGGTATAAGGAATCTATCCCAAGCGCCACCTCTTCTTTCTTGCTTACAGGCATGAAATCCTTCAGATACTGAAGTAAATTTTCCAGTCTGATCTGGATAAGCTACCCATACTACATAATCATATTTTTCAGCTTCTTTCCAAGTAGAACGAGTCTTTACCAGATCTTTTTCATATATTACTCCTCTCGTCCATTCAAACTCATAATATCTACTATAAGCCTTGTTTCTATCACTCCAATCTAATTTTACAGATTTCCAGACAATCAAGTCTTTCTTCATTGTCTTTGGTTTGATTTGTCTTGTTACTAAGCACATTTTTTCAGATTTTTAAAGTTTAACCAACAATTTTTGTAAATTCTTTTGCTTCTTCCTTTTTAAGATCACCAGCTTTGTATAATCGGCTGGCAAAGTCACTCCGGTATGCCGGATCACAGTTTCTGAGTAGTTCAATGAGTGTCATTGATTCTACTCTTTCCTGTAAGGGCTTATTCATAGCTCCTACAGATAATTCAAGTTCTTTTCTGGTTGTCATTTTTGTTCAGATTTAATTGATTTTACAAGTTCCGGATCATATGGTTTCTGACCATTTATTACTGCAATACAATCAGGTGGACGATAAGTTGTTTTTGTTCCCCACTGATACATTATTCTCTGGTAATCAAAATCAAAGTATTTTACACATCCACATTTTACGCAAACATGTCTGTAAGGCCATGATCTGCCTTTTCCCCAGTTATGTCTAAGTAGTTTTTTCATTTTATTTAATCTTCATATTCTTCAGCTTCTTTCCTTGTAATAAAAGCATGGATCCCATTTGAGCATTCAATAAGTGGAGAATCATTGAATGAGTCTGGTCTTACAGTTTCCCCTTCTTTATACATAAAAGTAGAATCATGTAGTCCTGCAACTTCTCCATGAAAAATTTTTCTTCTACTGGAGTAAATTTTTATAACTTTTGCATATTCAAATCTGCACTTTCTGGATGATAAAGCATTTACTCTTTTTGCTTTTGTAGGAATGAGAAGTTTAGCTACATATCCATCTCGTAATTTTTTCCATACTATTAATTCCCCTTCAGGAAGTATAGAAAATAGATGTCTGATTTTTTCTAAATCAGCTCTCTGCAAATTAGCTCTCTGCAAATTAGCTCTCTGCAAATTAGCTCCCTGCAAATTAGCTCTCTGCAAATTAGCTCCCTGCAAATTAGCTCTCTGCAAATTAGCTCCCTGCAAATTAGCTCCCTACAAATTAGCTCCATACAAATTAGCTCCCTGCAAATTAGCTCCCTGCAAATTAGCTCCCTGCAAATCAGCTCCCTGCAAATAAGCTCCATACAAATAAGCTCTCTGCAAATTAGCTCCCCGCAAATCAGCTCCATACAAATCAGCTCTCTGCAAATCAGCTCTCTGCAAATCAGCTCTCTGTAAATTAGCTCTCTGCCTTATGGCTTCTTCAAGTGTTTGTTTAATAGAATTGTCTTCCTTTTCAAATTCAAAAAGAACATTTCCAAAATAAGATTTAATCTGAATTTTTGTTTTCATCTTTTCTATTTTTAAAATTGATAAACTCCATGTGGATCCAATACAAGATCATCATAATCAGTCCAGATGAGGGAACATCCGACTTCTGCTTCAAAATCCTCTGCATCAAAATACTCACAGGCTATTTCCTGTTCTTCGTCAGAGTATTTTGGACGGTTTATTGACCAATGCCCACAAAGAATGACTGTCTCATCCTTTGGACATTCTTTAATCATTTGTCTGACCTTGCCTAAGTCAAACATTTCAGTTAGTTTATTCATCTTTTTCAGTTTAATTGATTTTTCAAGATATATAAGAAATCAAGTATTTCCAGGATTTGCCAAACATCATCTTCAGGGAATATCGGATCTGATAAACTTTGATGTGTCGACATCCAGCCATCGGATATCCGTTTAAATTCAATCGTCAGTCCCGCATTGGAAACAACGACTTTTAAAGCCTTCCTACTACCAATTTTTGTGATTTGATATGTATTTTCCTTCAGAGAAATTGTCATAAATAGTTCAGATAATTTGATATCAAAATTAAAGATAATAAAATTATCTGAATTTAAAAATGGTTTTAATGAAAATCTTTGAGTCATTATCTTTTTTTAATATCTTTCAGATTAAGCCATTTTCCTCTAAAAGGAACCCCCCTTACATCAATTTGTACTCCTGCCCTGATATTGGGATATCATTTTTTATTATCTCCCCTTACATCCTTTTAAAATCGCTCAGTTCATGTTATATGCATAAGCTGGGTAATATTGGCGGAGTGTCCGGAGATGATCTTCAACATTCCAAATGTCAAGGATATCGGAATCAGTCAATCTGTCGTCCATATTTTCATAGAACCACAGAGTATCTTCAAGTTCTTCTTTTGTTGGATTCATTTTTCCTAATGTCTTTAAATATTTTACTAACAATTGGATGAACAACTTTAAAAAGGTCATTGAGTAATAGAAATGATAAGAAACCATCCTCATCTACAAATGATTTATTTTCATTTCTTAGTTTCTTAATAGCTATGTTCCAAGAATTATTAATTCTTTTGAATGTTGGTTCCAAATAACTATCATCTTGAGTTATTTTGAGGATAATCTGAGATTCCTTTATACATTCCTTAATCATTTCTTTGATCAACTCAATATCGTTTAAACCATTGAATTTTGATCCTATTTGAAATAGTCTTTCGTCTAAGAACATTGTTTTGAAGTTTTAATCGTCTAAAATTGTATCAGCCAAAACCATTATTTTCTTCCCTTTATAGGAAATACAGCAGGAACCAAAATTTCCAAAGGATTCATAAAAGAGTACAGCCCGAGTTATTTCTTTCCCTGACTGAGTTTTCCAGGTTCTTTTTTCAAGATGTCCATTTTTATAGACAATCCACCTGGAACCACGATTGTTTAAATACAAAAGTCCGTTTCTAATTCTCATAGTTTTATTGATTTGAAGAATTTCCTTGCTTTTGTGAGCTGATCATATTCAAAGACTTCCCACAACTTATATTTTTCTCCGTCTTCACCAGCTAAAACATGGAAATGATTATGTTCCATATACATTTTCTTCCATTTTCCATTCTTTTCCTTCCGTTGGACATATCCACAACAGAAAGCATATTTTGTAAGGGAATTGTCCCAGTTGTAAAATGTGTTTTTCATAGTATTATTTTTTTAGTTCAAATAAATTTAATTCTTTATTTCCATTTATATCCAAATACAAACCATAAGTAAAGAATCTCAAATAATTTGTTAGTCTGACAATATCAATTTTACTTAATTTCCCCAGTAAATCTTTGTGATATTTTATATTCCCATTGATATATGCATCTATTACAGAATCAAAATAGGCTTTCCTTTTGTAATCATTTTCAATAGTTCTCATCTTTCCAATTTTTAAGTTAAACATTGAGCGGAGCAGGAATTACTTCCTGATCTCGGCTTTCACGAGATTGTCCCTTGCTGTTTTTACCAGATAGTGGTTGTTACTACAACAAATGCTACGGCGATGATGTAATAAATCCAAAGGATTTTTTCTGAAATTTCTACTACTTTTTTCATTGTTTTAATTTTTTGATTAATAAATAAAGAAAGAACATTTTTGAGTTGCTCCGGCAGAAAGGATCGAACTTTCACTCATTATTATTTTTGAGTCCTGCCAGGGTTGTTACCGGAGTATAATCTTTATTTTTGTTTCCTTTTTCCTAATTCATGATGCATTTGGGCAACAAGGAGGGCCTGATCTGAGGTATCCTCCATACGGTACATTGTCTGCCTTGAATTATTGATATACATTACCTTTTTTGTGAAATAGCCTTTCAGAACTTTTTCACGGATAATTTTTTCAGCTTCAAAGTGATCAGCAGCTGTCCAGGTCCAATGGGCAATCCACATCTCCGACCAGGAACCAATACGATCATAAATGAGTTTACCCCGCTGGGTATGACCAAGGGAATGCGGGAGAAGGTTAAGTGTTGGAATCTGTTTCATGATAATGAAATTATTTGATTAATAAATGATTTTATCATAATAAAGATAGGTAGATAAAAATAACGATCAAAATTGACGGGAGAAATTCTTTTGATGTCATCTTAATTTAGAGTCAATTTAAATAGGACAACCAAAGACCCACGGACACAAAAAAAGTCCGGAAAAATTCCCGGACTCATTTCTCCAGACTGACTACTTTGCCTTAAAGTAGTAGCGGGCTCCTGATTCCTCCTCCTTACGGGAGTCGACCTTAAACCCTATTTTGCTGATCCAGAGTCGGACGACCCTCTTATTCTTTTCAAGGTCTGAGTCCATACCCAGGTCAACAATCTCCTGAGCGATACGATCAATGGTTGCCCCACCCTCTTTTTCAAGGTTCCTGATGACGATCACTTTCTTGGTCACTTTGGGCTCCTTTTTGGGAGTTTCCTCCTGACGGATGGTCTGAAGGTCGTTGAACATGGATTCGTCGGTAGCCGGGAGTGTATCCACTCCGTGGGCTGATTTGGTCTTGTTTGTCATAGTTTGAAAGAACGATTAAATGATTAATAAATTGATAACGATATAAAGATACGGTAAATATATTGATTTAAAAACTGTTTTATTGAATATTTTAATAATAAACCGTAATTTATAATGATTCTAAATAATGATGTAGACTGATATCCAGGAATATAAAATAAGGAGAAAAGACACATAATAATGAAAAAGATGAATAGGAATATATAAAAGATCAATATCAAAGAGAGGAGGAATAAATATAGATATGTATATATGTAAGGAGGAGGAATAATAGATATATGTAGATATGATCATATGTATTGTATTCTTCCCGGAGAAGGGGTAATATATGAATAGGAGGGGTATCAATGTATATATAATTAGGTAAATATATAAGTATGTAAATATATAGATATGGGAATCTGAAAATATCAAAAAGTCCCCTGACCCCTACTGAACCCAGGTGATCAATTTAAAAATAAAATAATGAATAAATAACATATATTGATAATTAGATATGTATCGTATCATAGATACAGAAACATTTACATATATCAATATATCAATACGATACGGGATCAATCAATATATGGATATATCTACATATATAGATATGATCAGATAGGGACCCCCCTATCTGACGGATGGATATTGGGGAATCGGGTCAAGGACCCCACTAAAATTCTGACGTGTCAAAATGGTCTGCACCGTGTTTTCCGGAATATTCTCATCTCCAAACGAGAAAAAGGAATTATTCCTCCAATAAATATATACTGATATAATCATATTTATCTATATATAGGGATCGATTGTTTTTCAGATTTGGTGTTTTTATCTTGGAACTCTTTATTTTATTAGTGGGTAAAAATTTTCAAAATTTTATTTTGGTTTTGGAATGAAAAAATTCCTCCAAAGATTTTATGAAAAATGATACGTGTTGAAAAATATTCCATGAATATCTGAAAATTGGAAAATTGAAAAAATGTATATGAATAATTGAATTGGATGATTGTTATCTGAAAAGAAATTTTATTTTTGACTGGAAAAATTTTGAGGAATGTCAAAATACCCAATAAAGTGGAAGGAGGATTTATCAAGGCAGGTATATTTATTGTGTCTGCTTGGGGCAACCGATCGGGAGGTGGCTGAGGTGTTGGGAGTGGAACCCGTTACGATTGATTTTTGGAAACGCACAAAACCCGAGTTCTCTGAAGCAATGGAGAGAGGGAAAATTCAGACTGACGCTAAGGTGGCTGAGTCGTTGTTAAAGTGTGCAATGGGGTATGAATATGAAGAGGAAGTTGTCCATGTGGTGAAAGGAGAGGTGATTATTACAACAGTTAAAAAGTATAAAGGACCTGATGCGTGGGCGGCAAATAAATGGCTCTCTCTCCGTCAGCGGGAGAAATGGTCGGAATCTCATAATATTTCCATAACAGATAATCGGACAGTCAATATCAATAATTTTAATATGGATGATATGTCGTCGGAGGAATTGATGTTGATGAAATCCATAATATCAAAACAATTACCACAAGCGGATGCCGGAGATTGATGTAGAATCAAAAAAGGAAAGGATGCGGGTATTATTGGAAAATCCCCTCCTTATAATCCGGGAACTTAATAATCGGTCTTTTTATCATTTTCTCCAGTATTTCTGGCCTGTCGTCTCCGCTCATCAATTTCAACCCAACTGGCATATCGAGTATCTTTGTGGAGAGCTGGAACATATCGCTTATCGGGTAGCGGAGAAAAAACCAAAGGAATATGATGCAATTATCAATGTACCACCTGGTAGCACAAAAACTATCACATGTTCAATAATGTTTCCCGTATGGTGCTGGACCCGGTGGTGGTGGATGAGGTTTATCTGTGCATCCTACTCGGGAGCTTTGTCGTTGGAATCTGCAGAGTCTTGTAGGGAATTGGTGAGATCGGGAAAATTCCAGGAACTCTATCCTGACATCGACATAAAAGAGGATAAGGATACCAAGTCAAATTTCAAAATGGTGAAAAAAGAAGTGGTATCTCCAGGTCGTCCTCCAAAAATCACTCCGGGTGGATATCGGTTTTCAACATCCGTCGGTGGTACCCTTATGGGATTTCATGGTGATATATTGATCGTGGATGATCCGATTAATCCCACTCAGGCAATATCCGAGATTGAACTCGGGAATGCAAACCGGTGGATGGAACAAACGCTCTCTACCCGTAAAACCGATAAAGCTACTACCCCTACCATATTAATAATGCAGCGTCTTCATCAGGATGATCCATCGGGGCACATGCTGACAAAACAAAAGGAAAATATTAAACATATATGTATTCCCGGAGAATGCCGGAATTTTCGTAAGCAGGTGTCACCTCCGGAGTTGATAAAATACTACAAAGATGATCTGATGGATCCAAGTCGGCTGTCTTGGCCGGTGTTGGAAGACCTTCAGGCTGACCTTGGTCAATATGGTTATGCCGGACAGATCGGACAGAATCCGACTCCTCCAGGTGGAGGAATGTTCAAGGTTGATAGGTTTACAGTCCTTACCCAAATGCCTTCTCCTGCACACATTGTAAAAACAGTCCGTTATTGGGATAAAGCTGGAACACAGGATGCCGGAGCGTGGACAGCGGGGGTGAAGATGTCATTATTGATGAGTGGTCGCTGGGTTATAGAGGATGTAAAGCGTGGTCGTTGGGGGACAGACGAAAGGGAAAGGATAATAAGAAACGTAGCGGAAACGGATGGGAAATCATGTCACATTTGGATAGAACAGGAACCAGGTTCAGGTGGTAAGGAATCAGCTGAAGGGACAATTCGTAATTTGGGTGGTTATTTGGCTTATGCTGAGAGACCAACAGGTGATAAGGCATTTAGAGCTGATCCATTTTCCGTTCAGGTAAACAATGGGAATGTAATGCTCCTGATTGGAAATTGGCACAGGGATTTAATAGAAGAGCTTCGGTTTTTCCCAGCTTCCACGTACAAAGATCAGACTGATGCCTGTAGCGGGGCTTTTAGCCATTTAACACAGAAAAAGTTTGCTCAGAGGATTACTTAACAAATGATTAGATTTAGACATATATCTGGAATTTATCAAATTCAATCCAAAATAAATGGAAAGATTTATATTGGAAGTGCCGTTAATATAGGAAAGCGTTGGAAAGAACATATTATGTCCCTTCGGTATAATAAAAATACTCGACACTTACAAAATCATACAAATAAATATGGGGTAGATGATTTAGTGTTTTCTATAGTAGAGAGTTGCCCTAAGAAAAAATTAATAGAAAGAGAACAATATTATATGGATTTACTTCATCCTGCTTTTAATATTCGGAAGAAGGCTGAAAGTAATTTAGGAGTAAAATTTACAGAGGAAACAAAAAGAAAAATATCAGAGTCCCAAAAAGGTAAAATTATACCAATTGAGCAACGGCAACAAATTTCCAAAACTTTATTAGGTCATATTCCTTGGAGTAAAGGAAGGAAAATGAAAACTCCCCCTTGGAATAAAGGGAAAAAGGGATCACAAGTACCTTGGAATAAAGGAAAGAAAGCAAGTCCGGAAGCCCTTCTCCACCAGAGTATTTCTCATAAAGGATGTAAAATTTCTGAAGAGACTAAAAGGAAATTATCAAAAAGCCTTTGTAAAGCAATAGAAGAAAGAGGGGGTCATTGGAATAAAGGATTTCATCATTCTGAGGAAACCAAAGAGAAAATAGCTTTATATCAGAAAGGAAGGAAGAAAAATCCGGAATCAGTAAGGAAATCTGCTGAGAAAAGAACAGGACGTATTGTCTCCATGGAAACAAGAATGAAAATAAGTGAAAGTAAACGCAAGAAAATTATATAAATTTGCACAACGCATAACATAAAAAGAAATGAAAAAAGTAGTAAAAGAATTATACACTCTGAAAGGTGCTGGGGCAGGAGAACGTCTTACGGAACTCCGTACTCGGTTAAATCTTGGTTCCAATCCGGAAACCCAGTATGTAAAACATTCACTTGCAACGGCTGCTAATGATTTTCTCGTAGCATCAGGTTCCGGAGCATTTGCAAAACAGACTCTTGCTCAGGTTAAAACCACATTGAGTCTTGGTTCAGCCGCATATACAGCCACAACCGCTTATGTCACACATGCTTTAGCCACAGCGGCAAATGATTTTGTGGTTGCCAGTGGTTCTGGTGCGTTTGTCAAAAAGACTGTTGAAGAAACCCGGGCTATTCTTAATAAACTCTATGAAGCTCAGGAAGAGATATCGGCAGGAGAATCTGAAACAACTCTCGATGTAGATAAATATCTTTCACTTATTTCCACTGATTCTGCCGGAGATACTTTTATACTCCCCGATGGAACGGTTACAGGACAGTTAAAAAAGATACTGATGAAAGCCGACGGTGGAGACTCCGTTGGCAGTGGTGAAGGAAAAGTCACAGGGACATTTGGCAGTGATGTTAGTACACTTACGTTTAATACTACTGGAGAATTTGCACTTTTACAATGGAATGGTTCTCAGTGGGTGGCTTTGGAGTTAGGATCAATGTTAGATACTACCAATGCTCCGGCATTTAGTTCATAAACTATAAAACGATAAAGAAATGGCAAATTCACAAAGTTCAGGTAATAATTATGAGTATGCAACAGTTGATACTTTGCCCGGATCAACTGGGTATTTTACCAAAGAGATTGATGCACGACACATACAGAAGTTAGGAGGCAGAATTTTCTTTTCGATCAGAGAGGCTGCTCTTGAACAATCTGAAGCACCTTCGGCAGCATCTACTATTACGGTAGCTTTACAATTTAAATGTCCAGGTGATGCCGATTGGACTGATTTTGATTCGTTGGATGGATCAACGTTTGCTATTGGTAATCGGGTAGAGATTGATGATAATGGCATGGGTGTAGTATGGCGTGCCGGTGTACGTAGTGATGAATATACAAGTGGCAGTGTACGGTTTGGTTTTGATTGGTAACAATTACAGACTATGATTAAATCAGTAGTGAAAAACATAATTCGACCAATTGTTAAGTCATCTATTAAAAGTGAAGGAATTTCGGGCAGTACGTACTGGTCTTCACTGATTTCAGCGACGGTTGAGAATGCTGCACCTACTCATGTAGTTTTGACTTTCCCGGCTGCAAGGACTTCGCTTTTAGCTACTGATATAACCTGTACTGTAAATGGTGTGGCGAGGGTGGTCATTTCTGCATCATGGGCGGGTAATGTTTGGACAGTTGTTTTGGCAAGTGCAGTTGTTTATGGTGATGTAGTTGTTATGACTTTTGTTAAGACGGGGGGGACAACTAATGTAACAAATAATGTTGTGATAGATGCAGACTTAAATACATATATAACAGGACTTTCTACATCGCTGTCTTCTAAGCAACTATCAAGATTAGGCAGATTTATATACACCATTAAACAAGGATTCGGCATTACAAGCCTCTCTGAACAATTTGATTATATGCGCATTTATATGGGGCAGACATCAGAAAGTTCATTGAAAAATATCATAGGGAATGCTTATCACGCTACTCTTGTTAATGCCGTCCCATTTCAGGCTTTTGCTGGATTTTCCGGCAACGGGACAAGTTCTTATTTACGAAGTAATTATGTGCCATCGACAAACGCTGTTAGATTAGCTCAAAACGATGCATCATTTGGGGTGTATATAAACACGTCTGCGTTAACTGCAAGTTGTCAGTTCGGTACAGCAGATGTAATTACAGGGGATGATACTTATATAAATATTCTTGCACGATTCACAGGGGATATAAGTTATATGAGACTAAACCACTTCCCCGGTTCAGGAGACTTAACAAAAGCCACAACAGATGGTTCTGGGATGTTTATCGCTATAAGGAATGGTGCAAACCTAACAGACCTAAAAGCATACCATAATAAAGTTGCATTTGATTCATACACAGGGACGGCATTATCGAGAGCGTTATCTGCACACGAAATATATGAATTAGCACAGAATGATAATGGTACAGCGACTCTGTTTTCTACATCTCAAATTTCATTTTCTTTTATAGGTAAATACATGACTGAGGCGAATGTTATTATGCTTACTGATGCATTCAATGGTTATAAAAATTCACTTGATGATGATCTAAATGATCCTGTTGCGAATGGGGATGCATTAAGTATAGATAATATTAACGCAAGGGCAATGACCTTAGTCGGTAATACTTATCATTTTTTTGAAGAAACACAACACGCTACTACACCTATATGGACTATTGAAAAAAGAACATCTGCTGATGGTTTGACATTTTCTGTAAAATCAAGCCCATTATTAGCAGTAGGGGGAGTGGGATCATTTGATGAAAAAGGGCAGGCTGATCCTTCGGTAATCTATGACGGTGTTAGTGATTGGAAGATGTGGTTTGATGCTATTAATGGATCAGATGTTTGGGACAAGATAGGATATGCGACATCAACTGATGGCAATACTTGGACAAAAGTCGGTTCTGTATTAGAACGTGGTGCATCAGGAGCATGGGACGATAATTTTGTTCATCATCCTTGTGTAATTAAAAATGGATCAACTTATTATATGTTTTATGCCGGTGCAAAGGCAACATCCCCCAATACATATAAAATAGGGTTAGCCACATCTCCTGACGGTATCAACTGGACAAAACATGCCAATAACCCATTAATTTCTGTTGGGCTATCGGGGGAATTTGACGACTATTATATTAGACCATCAATACCTGTTCTTATAAATGGGTTATGGTATATGTGGTACTGGGCTTATGATGGGGCAAATAATTCTATTGGGCTTGCTTATTCCGAAGATTTAATAACATGGTATAAATTGGGGAAAGTCCTTGGTGATTCAGCGGGGGATGATTCTATTGACCAACCCCAGAGCATTTCGCCCATAGTTTTAGGTAATATTGTTAAGATGTGGTATAGCTGTTATAGGGGAGTAGTAGGCGGTGTTACAGTAGGAGAATTATTTTATGCAGAAGTAACTTTATAGATAGTGACTTACGGATAACTACGACAACGAAATGAGAACAGATTTAATACTTCATTTTTTGGCTGGCTTTTTCCTGACAACTTGCTTCCAGTTCGCAGGGATATGGTCAGTAGCAATTGCTGTTCTTTTTGGTATAAGCAAGGAGTTATGGGATAAATACCATGACAGAGAGATCTTCGACTGGTCTGACCTGGCTCTTACCTTCGGAGGCGGTTTCATAGCTTACTGGGTAATGGTTATATATCAATGAGTTTATTCAGACGACATAAAACGGTGAAAGATATGATACCCGGATTCCTGGCCGAGAAAGAGGTTGCAGTCCAGCATAAATCCTTTTTGCCGTACCTAAATAACTTCAGAGTGTTTAAGGAATGGCTTGAAATTAAGGGCCTGGCTGATATACCTATGCGGAAGATCTCGCAGCAAAACATGGCTGACTTCTTCCTATATCTTGGAAGCGAAAGGAATCTTGATAAACCATCATGCGAACATTTTCTTCTGAACCTTCGCCAGCTATTCCGCTATGCATTGAAAAGGGGAGAGGTTGAATACCTGCCTTTCGATCTTGTTGTCATGCCAAAGAAGAAACCGGATCAGGGAGCTGACATTATTCCCCAGGACATTCTTAAACCTCTCTTGCTCGAGATCAAAGAAAAGGATCCGCAGCTTTATCTGGCATGCATGATTCAGTATTACTGTTTCATTCGTCCAGGGAAAGAATTACGATTATTAAAGGTAGGAGATATTGATTGCATTCAGGGAACAATTACTGTTCGACAGGAGTTAGCAAAGAATAAAACACGACAAATTGTCACAATGCCACAACATTTAATAGATCTTTGTCAAGAATATCATATAGATATAGCTGATAAATCTTTATTTGTATTTGGAAATAAGAAAGTAATAGGAAATCGCCCATGTTCGACTAATATGCTTCGTTGGCGTTTTAATAAATTTCGTGATCAGTTTAATTTATCAAAAAGCATAAAATTTTATTCATTTAAACATACAGGAGCTTCTAATTTACATATGTCAGGAATTTCAATGCGGGAATTAATGGATCAGCTTCGACATTCAAAACTTGAAGCTACTTCTCATTATTTAAAGAAACATTGTGGAATTGTAAATGAACGTATAAGATATAATTTTCCAAGTCCAATATAAAATGATACCAAAAGACAAAATAAAACATCTTGGAAGAGGATCACTTATTACAGCTATTGCAGCGGTACTGATCATAATTATTTGGATACCTATTGCTCATCCTGAAGTAACTTTATTTTCTGCCTTAGTAGGTATATTAGCTGGGATAGGCAAAGAATTAATCTGGGATAAGTTATTAGGTAAGGGCACACCAGAATTTAAGGATGCTTATGCTACAATCTGGGCAAGCCTAACGACAGCAATATTGATTTACATGGCATACATAGTTTATTTGAATATTACACTTTAATAAGATGCTATTACTTTACGCAACATTATTTATTTTACCAGAAGCTATTTTTGAAGGGAGATTGAGCTTGACACAATCCTCCTTTAGAGATTTTATTTTCAAAGGATGGGTACAGTTTGTACTGGCTGTTCTTCTTTTTGCAATATGGTATTTATTGATAGCTAGGAATTTTGACAGGTATTACGTTCCAGATTGGCAATTGATTTGTGGATATATCTTTTTACGGTTTGGAGTATTTGATTTGACATATAACTTGTTTGCAAAGAAACCATGGAATTACTATGGTGATAAAAAGTGGTATGATAAAGTAATGGTATGGTTTGGTGGATTTGGATGGTTTTGCAAGTTTACTATGTTTCTTCCAATGGGAATATGTTTTTTATTAGGAATCAGCGTATGACAGAAAAATTACTTAACATTTCAAAGATAGCCAGTTGTATAACTGGGGCATTTGCAGCACTTGTTGTTCTTTTCGGGGCTTTCAAGTTTATAGATTCCACCAATAATACTATCACTCTTTCAAAGCAAATGGTACTCAAGGTGGATAGTATATATAAGGCATTTGATAATGTGCAATCACAAAGTTATCGTGTAAATCAATCAATTCAGGATTTACAACTTGATATTGTTTCATTAACACGTTCTTTAGATAATACACAAAAATCGTATGGTCGTTATCTTATGCGTGATAATTCTCTGACAAAAGAAGAATTTTACCAATATATGGATGGATTAACGGTTGAAAAGGTAAGCTGGCAAGATACATTAAAAACAAAAATTACAATCCGTAAAAAACAATGACTGCAAAAAAGAAATCTACTGAGGTTGATGTGATGAATGAAATCAACCGTGTCCCGATGACTCCTTCAAGTCGGGAGAAGATGAGTTTAAATATTTATGATCTCCAATATTTAATTCGTCTTCAGGATTTGAGTAATGAAGCTTTCAAACAAACGTTTGATGAAGAGTTTCGAAAGGATCTTGTTGTATCTATTGCCAAAGAGCTTGCGGAAGTATTGGTTCCAATCAATGATAAACTTGCGGAATTAGCTTTGGGACAGAAAGTCATATCAGATAATATAACGGAAATAAAGAGTCGTTTGGATGAGATGGAAACCAAGGTTGAAAGTGAAGACAGTAGAATAACAGTAGTGGAAGGAAGATTGGAAAAGAAGAAAAAGAAACTTGCAGAACTTGAAGCAAAGGTGGAAATGCTTCAACCGGATATTATTACAAAATGCCGGCAGGAAATGGAGGAACTTGCACCGTTACTTTCTCGATCAATCCGATTAAATAGTCTTTGGAATATTGGCTTACGGATCGTATCAGGTATTGTTTTGGGGTTTATATTGGTTTGGTTGTCATTGAAATATATATGGAATTTGCTATGATATTCAAAGATTTTGCAGCAACAAACGTTGCACAGGTATTTGGAATGGTATTTATGACAGTTTGTGTGGTTGTGATTGTTTACTATCTTTTCAAAGATTTGATATTTCCCATAATTAAAGGAAAAAAGAAATGATAAATTTATTTCTTGAACGATTATTTTGTAAACCAACACATACTGTGGGGATACTCTCCATCGGTGATCGACCGTTTTGCAATACTTTGGAAGATCCTGTTAGGGATTTTAACAAAGATGGTGATTTGGAAGATCCAGGTGAAATGAAAATCTATGGGGAAACTGCTATTCCTTATGGCAGATATAAAGTGGATGTAACATATAGTCCTAAATTCAAGAGAGATTTACCAATCATACTTGATGTAAAACACTTCATAGGAATTCGGGTACATCGTGGGAGGACAGTAAAGAATACCGCAGGTTGTATGCTTGTAGGGGACAATACTAAGAAAGGAGAATTATCCAATGGAGAGTATTATGAGAAAAAACTTACTGCTATGTTAAAAGCATATAAAACAGCTGGAGAGGAGTTATATATTAATATAGTATGAGACCAGAGAAATTACCATATGTTCAAACATTTAATATTATAGCAATGATAAGATTTATAAGAAGACTTTTCAAACGTAAACCAGTTCCAGTCCGGAATTTTGGTTTAAAACGAGATAAGGTGGATCCACGGGATAGGGTATATACCCCAAGATATAAAGCCCGGGTACTTCTCCCGGAATCTACAGAAAGGAGGAATTTCAAGAATTTCCCTTTTCGTTGGGATCAGGGCTCTATCGGTTCCTGCACTGGTCATGGAGCTGCCGCAGGATTCATCAGGGCTCTCATAAAAAATAATCAACCTATTTATGATCCTTCCCGATTGTATGCTTATTATAATGCCCGGGAAGATGATTGTAAGGGGGAAGATAGCGGAGCAAGTATAAGGGATGTGATAAAGGGATTGAATAAATATGGGTTGTGTAAGGAAGAAACCTGGCCATACATTCCATCAAAGTTTGCTGTAAAACCTTCAGATCAGGCTTATACAGAAGGAGAGAAACATCAGACTTTGGAATATTACAGGATATATCCGGTGACAAAAGAAGCTATAATGAGTGCAATTTATGAAGGATATGCTATTGTTTATGGACAGCTCCTTTATGAATCCTTTATGTCCGAGGAAGTTGCTCGGACAGGAGTAGTTCCTTATCCGAAGTGTTTTGAAGATCAAATTGGTGGACATTGCAAATGCGTAACTGATTATGAATCAGCAGGCGTGTTTGAGCTTAATAGTTGGGGGAGGAATTGGGGGAGTGATGGAGGGTGCTTAATTCCTTGGAAATATATTTTAGATAGTAAAAAGTCTTTTGATATGTGGGTAATTAAATTTGTAGAATGAAAATGAAAAAGTTCTTTATGTTTTTGATGATGTTGTTTGTTGCAGCGATAGCTGTGATAGCACAGGAACAGCCTGACTCAACCAATGTGGTTATTGTCACTGGCTTTGACACTATTGTAGAATTTCTAAAAGCAAATATGTGGAGTCTGATCTTCATTTTGTATGCTTTCTTGGAAACTCTCTTTGGACAGACCAATATTATAAAACAAGGTTCTGTTCTGGGTTTAATCTGGAGTTGGGTAGGAAAACTGATCAGGAAACAGGTTCCTTCCATCAAAGGTAAGTATATGTCGGATAAAGAAATTAAAGCAGTAAGAGGAGGAAAGTAAGATGAAAAAATTGTTGGCACTTTTAATTATCCTACTTTTTCCTGTGGTACTTATGGCACAGGATGGAATATTCAGTCAGTTCTTAAAAAAGACAAGGGGGGCGTCTGCTACTCTTGTATTTAAAGGAGAAGGAGACAAGTCGATACAGTGGTTTGCAAAACCTACAGCTGAGCTCAATGCCGTTAATCTTGTATATGACAAAGAAGCAAAGAAATGGGGAGGTAGTGCTTTTACTGCTGCTGGTCTTGGTGCAGGAGTACAGCATTATATTGAGCAAAATGGAGTGCTCGTAAATGATTATGGAGCAAACGTATTATTCATTATAAATTTTAATGATCCTACGAATGTAGGTTTTGGTATTGCGGGCACAGTAAACTTTATTGATTTTGTTAATGCCGGTGGTGGATATGACTTTACAAATAAAGTACCACTAATCTTGCTTGGAGCAAGTTGGAAATTTTAAATATATATTAATGAAACGAGTAAGGAGTACACCAGTACCAGTTGACCCAAAGCAGATACAAGTCCTTAGTGAAATTGTAGGAAGGGCTATGTTAGCTACTCAACTTGGTACTCAGTCTTACGGGGGGAATCGGGATTTAATGTTAGCTTTGGGATATAAAGCTGAGTTAGTATTTACTGATTTCTTTGCCCGTTATAAGCGTCAGGAAATTGCCAAAGCGGTTATTGATCGTCCGGTCAAAGCTACATGGCAAGGGGTTTTGGAATTACAGGAGTCCAATGAACCAGAAGAAACCGAGTTTGAAAAAGCTTGGAGAGAACTCAATCGGGACCTTGGTTTAAAATCAAAACTTTCCCGCCTTGATCGTCTTACTGGTATCGGAAGATATGGTGTACTCCTGCTGGGTTTCAATGATATTTCCCGGAATGAAGATTGGATAAAACCATTATCTGCCGGAAAGAAACAATTAAAGTACATTCGTCCACTTGGAGAAAGTACCGCTGAGATTGATTCTTTTGAAGACAATCCTGGTAATGAGCGATATGGAATGCCTTTACTGTATAACATTCAAACCATTGATCCTTCTACAAAAGGAAGTAGAGCAGTAAAAGTTCATTATAGCAGGGTAATTCATGTTACAGATAGTCCACTGGAATCTGATGTATATGGAACTCCACGTCTGGAAGCTATTTTCAACCGATTGATGGATGTTGAGAAGATTGCTGGTGGTGATGCCGAAATGTTTTGGCGTGGTGCTCGTCCGGGTTATCATGGGAAACTTGATCCGGAATATCAGGCTACACCTGAGTTTAAGGTTGATTTGAAAAACCAGATTGATGAGTTTGAACATAACCTTCGTAGGATATTGGTTAATGAAGGTATTGACATAGAAGCTCTTCAACAACAGGTATCAGACCCCTCCTCTCACATAGATATTCAGTTAAAACTTATCTCATCGGAAACAGGCATTCCTATCAGAATTTTAACCGGTAGTGAGCGTGGGGAATTAGCATCGTCGGAAGATAGAAGTGAGTGGTTATCATATGTACAGACTCGTAGGGAGGAACATGCGGAACCTTGTATTGTCCGGCCGTTTGTAGATAAGTTGATCGAATATGGAGTATTACCGGAGCCATCGGATGATTATAGTGTTAAATGGTCCGATCTGTTTGCTCAGAGTGAGAAGATGAGAGTGGAAATAGGAAAGGCACGAGCAAATGCTCTCAGAGAATATACTTCCAATCCTATGGCAATAGAAATAGTCCCTCCGAGTGTTTTCCTTGAAAAGTTTGCTGGATTTACTACTGATGAGATTGAATTAGTCCACAGTATGCGGGATGCAGAAATGAAAGAGGAATTATCTAAGATGAAAGATGCTATGGATCTGCTCAACCCACCTGCTCCGGCTCCGGAGAAACCAAAGGAAAAATCAAAGGCTCAAAGAGGAGAACCTAAACAACGTAGAAGATTACCAAGTGCATCTGTGTGAACATGCTATATTAACCCTTTCCAACAACTACGATCCTACCCGGACCACGGCACTTCGTAATGCTTTTTCCCGGGCAATGAATCGTAGATTTGATGAATTAATAAAGGTTATCAAAATTGCTGTTGTAGATAAGGATTGTTTTGGTGCTAAGAAACGATCGGTGACTACCCAGCAAATGATACCACCCGGGTGGCATGCGTTTGATTACCCCCGTTCTTCTGACCGGATAGAGGTATTTATGCGTTGGCTTCGGCAACAGGTTGATCGTGGGATATTGACAACCACTCAATTTCAACAGATAGGAGTTGCAATTGAATCTGCTTGGACAAATATGTATGTAGCAGATTCATACAAGAGAGGAATAATAAGGGCAAGGCAGGAAATGATTGCTGCTGGAATGGATATTCCTTCAATTGATTCTTCTGGTGGGATAGATGTAGTGTTTGGGACTCCGTTTCATATGGATCGTGTGGGAGTATTATTTACCAGAGTGTTCGCGGAGCTCGTTGGAGTTACAGAGGCTATGGCAAATAATATTGCTCAGATTCTTGCTCAGGGAATGATCGACGGAGATGGTCCGGTGTTACTTGCCCGGAAGATGGTTGCTGCTATTGATGGAACAGGAACAGGCACTTTAGGAATAACTGATAAGCTTGGAAGATTTATTCCTGCAAAACGTCGGGCAGAGATGATTGCCCGGACTGAACTCATTAGAGCTCATCACCTGGCTACAATTCAGGAATATCGTAATTGGGGAGTACTGGGAATAAAAGTTAAGGGGGAATGGAAAACAGCTGGCGATGATCGGGTTTGTGAACGATGTGCTGAATTGGAAGGAAAAATATTTACTTTGGATGAGATTGAACCAATGATTCCTTTGCATCCTATGTGTCGTTGTATTGCTTTACCTTTTATAGAAGAATGATATGGCTTACGGACAGGTTATAAAAATGGATGATGGACATTACAATACCCCTAATAAGGGTGTGTTGATGGATCTGCAGACTGGACTAAAATATACATTTGCCCGGGAAGGGGGAACGGGTAGACCAAAGGAATGGAATGTAAAACTTCATGATATTGTCACTTTTACCATAAGTGGTTCTACTGCTATCTCCGTCACCCTTTATAAAAAACATATACAAGGAACAGTTTACTCATATAATGCTTAACAGATTTATCATATTAGTCACCCAGCGTAATGCAGCTCCTTACATAAGGAAATGTCTGGATTCTGTTCTGATGCAGACCTATAAGAATTATGAGGTTATTATAATGGATGATGATAGTGATGACGGGACGTGGGAAATAATTCAAAAAGAATATTCCTTATTTCAAGCCATACATACTCCAAAACAACCTTATCATATTGCAAATTTTATAGCAGGAATAAATCTGATGGCTACCGATAGGGAAGATGTAATTGCATTCCTGAGTGGTGATGATTATCTTTACTCGGATGATGTTCTGGAGTATCTGAATGAAGTATATCAAAAAGAAATATGGTTGACTTATGGAAATTTTATACGGACAAGCGGATTACATGGTAAAGGATGTTTTCCAATCTTGGACACCCAATTATACCGGAGAAGTGGAAATTGGTTTGCTTCACATTTGGTTACTTGTCGAAAGAAGTTATTTGATGCTATAAAGAAAGAGGATTTGCTTTATTCAAATGGGAATTATCCGAATAACTCATTTGATTGTACTATGTTATACCCAATGATTGAAATGTGTGGTCAAAAGCACATGCGATTTATTGATAAGGTACTTTATGTTTATAATGATCAAAACCCTATTGCTCATGCAAATTACTTGAAAGATAAAGGAGCTTGCTTGAGAGAAAGGAAATTTTGGGTAGCTAAATCATCGTATCCTGAATTGGAGGAATTATGATTGATTTGAGTAAAATAACAAGTATTGTTGGGAACCACGTTCCTCCATATCTATATGGAAAGCATTTTGTTCCCGGAGAAACACTCATTCCGTATTCCGGTCCATATTGGGATAGTAGGGAAGCTATTGCTGCAATAAATACATTTTTGAATGGTTCATGGATCACGGCTGGAGAAAATGTAGATGCATTTGAAAAGGAATTTAGTCATAAGTTTAATGTTAAGCATTCTCTCATGGTTAATTCCGGATCATCTGCCAACCTGGTTATGTTAACTGCTCTCAAACAATATTATGGATGGAAAGCGGATGATGGAATTATTGTTTCCCCTGTAGGTTTCCCTACTACCGTATCTGTTATTGTACAGAATAACCTAACTCCTGTATTTGCTGATATTGAATGGGACACATTAAATTTTGATTTGGACAGGGTTGCAGAAAGAATGTATGACTGGGTTAAGGCTATTATTGTTTCTCCAGTCCTTGGAAATCCTCCAGATATGGATAGATTAATGGAAATATGCCGCCGGCATGATATTAAGCTAATACTGGATGGGTGTGATAGCTTAGGCAGTCGTTGGGATGGAAGGTATCTCAATGAATATGCTGTGGCTTCCAGTTGTTCATTTTATCCTGCTCACCATATTTGTACCGGAGAAGGGGGTATGGTTAGCACGGATGATATTGATTTGATGAGGATAATGCGGAGTATAGCTTGGTGGGGAAGAGATTGTACTTGTGTCGGGGAAGCTAATATGTTGAAAGATGGTTCTTGTGGAAGGAGATTTGGAAAGTGGCTGGAGGCTTATGATGGAGTGGTTGATCATAAATATGTATTTTCTCAGATGGGGTATAACCTTAAACCACTGGATCTTCAAGGAGCTATTGGGAGAGTACAGTTAGAAAAGTTTGATGAAATTGATCGGAGAAGAAAGCGTTCAAAATATATAATTGAACCAATTCTGACAAGTAATATAGAAGGAGTAAAAAGTGTTCAACAATTTGAAAAATCTGATGTGTGTTGGTTTGGAGTTCCATTTATCTGTGAGACAAAGGAATTAAAGCAAGAATTGGTTCAGTTCCTTGAGCAAAATAAAATTCAGACTCGTAATTATTTTTCAGGCAATATACTTCTCCACCCTGGTTACTACTGGTTATCAGATTGTAATGATTATCCGGAAGCAAATCAGGTACTGGATAAAGTGTTTTTCTTAGGTTGTGCTCCTCATTATGAGGAACCTGTATTTGAATATATTTATAATGTAATCAAACAATGGAATATAAATCATTCATAGAGCAAACATTTGATACGTTCAAAAATTTTGGACAAAAGGAATATCATTGGCATTATCTTCCTATTTTGAATTCCAAAAAGGAGATTATAGGTGATCTTAAACCAATCACGTATCTATATAAACAAATATTATATCCTAATTATATACCATTGATAAAACAGTGGAGAGAGGAAAATTCTATTGGTTTTGCAAATAGATTTAAGGGGACAGAGGAGCAAACAATGAATTGGATAGACAATGTTTTACTACCAAGGAAGGATCGTCTTTTATTTATGATTCATCCACATACAGCTGATGCCCTCCCTATTGGTCATATTGGTTATTCTTCTTTCAATTATGATATTCCCTCAGTAGAAATAGATAATGTAGTGCGTGGAGTTAAGAATGTATATAAAGGTATGATGTCTTATGCAGTGAATACCCTTATAAATTATGGGCGGACGGGATTAAAGATTAAAGAATTTTATTTAAAAGTTTTGTCTGATAATCCTCATGCAATTACTTTCTATGAGAGATTAGGATTTAAGGAAGTCAATCAGATACCATTATATAGAGTAGAACATGATGGTATGATCGAGTGGATTCCTCTGGACGAGCATGAGGAACGTCGATCTGAAAAGTCGTATATTGTAATGGAGCTATGTCAGTAAAGAAAATGATATTAACTGCTGGTCCTTCCATAACACAGAAGGAAATTGGTTATGTTACTGATGCTATTACCAATGGTCATGAAGATCACTGGGGTGATTACATTAAGAGGTTTGAAGAAGCATTTGCAAAATATATTGGAGTAAAACATGCAAAAACCACTTCTTCCTGTACTGGAGCATTACATTTAGCTTTGATTGCTCTTGGAATAAAAGAAGGAGATGAAGTCATTGTTCCTGATACATCGTGGATAGCTACGGCAAGTGTTGTCCGATATGTAGGAGCCCGTCCGGTATTTGCTGATGTAAGAAAGGATACCTGGTGTATAGACCCGGTGAGTGTAGAAAGATTGATTACCAAAAATACAAAAGCTATTATTCCTGTTCATAATTATGGGCATCCTTCAGATATGATTCCATTACTCCATATTGCTCACACTTATGGATTGAAGATCGTGGAGGATGCTGCCCCGTCCATAGGAGCTGAAATTGATCATCACCGGACAGGGAGTTTTGGTGATATTGGTTGTTTCAGTTTCCAAGGAGCAAAATTGCTATCTACCGGAGAAGGTGGAATGATTGTTACAGATAATGATGAGTTGTTTGAAAAGATTCATCATTACTCCGAGCATGGTCGTTCCGGATCAGGATTTCATATAAGTGATATTGGTTATAAATATAAAATGTCTAACCTGCAGGCAGCTTGGGGACTGGCTCAACTGGAGAGGATAGAGGAATTACTTGCAAAGAAACACCTTATTTATAATTGGTATGATCAGGAATTGTGGGGAATAGAAGGGGTGCGGTTGAGTAAGAAATCAACATATGTTGAGAGGTCAAATCACTGGATGACGTCAATTGTATTGAATGATAAGTTCAATGTAGGGAGAGATGAGTTGATGAGTAAGATGAAGGAAAAAGGAATTGATTCCCGACCATTCTTCCCACCAATGAGTTCTTTTCCAATGTTTGAAAATGCTAATAATCCGGTAGCCAGACACATTGGAGATAATGGAATTAATCTCCCTTGTCCTTATCGGTTAACTCAAGCTCAGGTTGTTTATATTTGTCATACAATTAAAGATATTCTCTCTATATGAGTGCTTTACATGATAGGATAATTGATATTTCTCACCGGCTCGGGCTTTCTCACCTTGGGAGTAATCTGACGACAGTTGGTATAATTGATGAGATATATCAGGAGAAAGGAGCAGATGAACCTTTTATCTTATCCTCTGGTCATGCAGGGTTAGCATTATATGTAGTGTTGGAGAAGTACTATGAGTATGATGCAGAGTGGTTATTTAAGAAATTTGGAACTCATCCTGAAAGGGAGGAATACTTTCATATCTATTGTTCTACGGGTAGTCTTGGTCATGGGCTTCCAATAGCAGTAGGAATGGCTTTGGCTGATAGGGAAAGGAAAGTTTGGTGTTTGGTATCGGATGGAGAATGCACAGAAGGTTCCATTTGGGAAGCAGCTAATGTTATTAGAAAGTATCAGGTATATAACTTGCTGATATATCTTAATTGGAATGGCTATTCCGCCTATGATAAGATAGACTTGCAGATGATAAGTAATGTGGTTCACATAATGCCTCAGATCAGAGTGAGAGAGACTCATGTAGAGGAGTATGGACTTGATGGTTTATCTGCTCATTATGTAAAGATATGAGAAAGAAGTTTGCAACGGATTTGTATGAATTAATGAAAGAAGACTCTTCCATTGTCCTGATTACAGCTGATTTGGGTTACGGAATGTTTGATAAGATCAGTGAGGAATTTCCAAAGCAATTCTTTAATGTAGGAGCAGCCGAGCAGGTGGCAGTTGATATAGCAGTAGGAATGGCTCTATCAGGAAAGATTCCAATAGTCTATACCATTACTCCATTCTTCTTCCGGGCATGGGAAGGTATCAGGAATTATATTGATCATGAAAATATACCAGTCATATTGGTTGCATCAGGAAGAGATGGAGATTATAAAACCGAAGGATTTAGCCATTTTGGGGGAGATGATAATATGTTTCTAATGTTCAAAAACATAGTTTTCATTAAACATGAAATAAATTATTCGTTGAGAGATATCATATATTCAAGAAAACCAGTATATTTAAACCTGAAAAGATAAGGAGGAAATTAAGATGCCGTGGAGTAAACAGGATGTAGAATCTCACAAAAAAGGTCTTTCCGATAAACAGAAGGAACAATGGGTCCATATAGCAAACTCTGCTCTTCAATCTTGTATTGCAAAAGGAGGGACAGATGAAACCTGTGCTGCTTCTGCTATCCGTCAGGCAAATGGTGTTGTAGATAATGAAAGTAAGACAGTCATTGTCCTGACTCAACAGAGTGCTAAGTACATGACAAAACAAAGGATCTACCAAGGAAGAGAGCATTTGATAGTTCCTGTTGTTATGATGGTAGAAGGAGTTCATCATGGAAGTCATGGACCATTACTTCATGAAATAACAGAGTTAGGAAAAATTCCTCAGTCTTGGAATGGGAGACCTGTTGTAATTAATCACCCTGAAGTTGATGGGGTAAATGTTTCTGCTAATGATCCACTGATTGCAGAGAATCAAGTAGTAGGGACAGTATATAATACGAGAGTAGAAGGAAATAAACTTATGGCGGAAGCTTGGTTGGACTCCTTGAAACTACAAGAGATTTCTCTGGAAGCCTTTAATCATATCAAGAATGGAGAACCGTTAGAAGTTAGTCTTGGTATGTTTACTGAGGATGATTTCACAGAGGGAGAATGGAATGGAGAGCATTATGATGCAATAGCCAGAAATCATAGACCAGATCACTTAGCACTTCTGCCCGGCAGTGTTGGTGCTTGTTCAATGGCAGATGGCTGTGGTATCAGAGCTAATAGTGATCATTCTGATAAAGAGGATGATCCAAAACCGATGTTTAATATTAATAAAAAGGAGGTACAAGAAATGGCAGAAAATGCTGTAAAATGCACTCCTTGTGTCAAAAAGAAGGTAGATGAACTGATTGCAAACAGTCAGGGAAAATATACTGAAGACGACAGGGAAATGCTGGAGACCTTAAATGAAGCAATACTCGATAAAATGGCTAAACCCATTGAAGTTGAGAAAGTTGTGGAAAAAGAGGTAACAAAGACCGTTGAGGTCAATAAACTCACTCCTGAAGATCAGGCTGCTCTCGATTTCGGGAAGCGTCAGCTGAAGGAGAGGAGAGATGGATGGATCCAAAAGATTCAGGCAAACACCAAAGATGTTTGGACTGATGAAGAACTCAAAACAATGTCTGATGCTCATTTGGAAAAATTGGCTCAGTCAGTTAAGAAGGAAGAAGTGGTTGATTATTCACTCAACACTGGTTTCCAGACCAATGTTTCTACCTCTACGGTAGAACCACTGTATCCTGCTGGAGTAGAACCTAAAAAGTAAAAAAGGAGGTATAAGAAATGTCGTACAACACGATTAAGATTAAAAAGTACTCTGACAACATTGATGAGTATGTAGCTGATGCAGCTATCCTTCCGGGAAGTTTGCTGGAGCTTAATACTGATAATGAAGTCAAAGTCCATGCTACCGCTGGAGGTAACGTTGGTCCTAAAATGTTTGCTCTTGAAGATGAACTTCAGGGCAAAGGGATTGACGATGCCTATGCAGCTGGTGATAAGGTGCAGGTTTGGTTTCCTGCTCCTGGTGATGTCGTTCTCGGGATTCTGGCCGATGGTCAGGATGTTGCTGAAGGGACACTACTTGAATCCAATGGTGCTGGTTATCTGATTGCTCACGCAGCAGATGAAGCATCTGTTACAGCTAATGTTCAGACCAATGTCATCGTAGGTATTTCACTCGAAGAGATGGATGCCAGTGCTGATTCATCTGGTCAGGATGTAGGTGGTGGACTGGGGGTCAATAAGAGGATCAAAGTAAGAATTGTTTAATGCTAAATACCGTAAGAAAATGGAAGTAAATGTTGATTTAATCGCTCCGAACGGTGGCATAGGTATTCTTGCTAATACTCTCTCAGCCAATGGTTCTCTGAACCTTGGTCGTATGCGCCCGTACATGGCTCAGGATAAAAACGGAAATTGGGGAAATTACATGACGGTTTACCGTGGTGGAGATCCTAAGAAACCGGAAAACTGGGCTACAATTCAGACAAACACCACTGCTACTCTTCGTCACGATGAGTGGAAACAGCTGGATACAGCCATTATGGAAGTATCCCGTCAGCGCCTTGGTGGCTTTGAAGATTTAAGAGCAGCTGGTCTGATCTATAATCTTGGTAATGGTCTTGGGACAACTGTCCTTGAATGGCATGACGTAAGTGATGCTATGGAGGCTGTTGTTACCATGGATGGTGTAACTCGTGGAAATAACGACCGTCCTGTATTCCAGCACAACTACCTGCCGATTCCCATAATCCATGTTGATTATGAAATCAATGCAAGGGTACTTGCTGCAAGCAGGAATCTTGGGAACCCACTCGATACCACATCTGCAGAAAGAGCTGCCCGTAGGATCCTTGAGAAACTGGAAGCTATGCTCTTCACAGACATCACCTACAGTTATGGAGCAACCGACTCCCGTAGCCGTAATTCGATTTACAGTTACATCAATCATCCTGACCGTAACCTGGTCAACCTAAGTATTCCTTGGGATGCTTCAGCAATGACCGCTGCCGGTATTCTTCAGGATGTTCTGGAGATGAAGAAAGCTTCAATTGCGGCTTACCACTATGGTCCGTGGCAGTTGTATATTCCGACCGATTATGAAACCGTTCTTGATGACGATTATGATACTCAGACCCCTGGAACAACCATCAGGGAAAGGATCATGAAGATCGACGGTATCAAAGGTATCAAAGTTGTCGATACCCTGCCGGATGACAACGTCCTTATGGTTCAGATGACTTCTGATGTAGTCCGCCTCGTTCAGGGAATGGCTATGCAGAACGTTGAATGGAATACCGAAGGTGGTATGATAAGCAAATTCAAAGTGATGACCATCCAGGTTCCTCAGATCCGTTCCGACCAGAACGGTAAGACCGGGATTGTTCATCTTGCATAATAAATGAGTTACTAATCAAGTAATTTTTTTAATTTTTGAAATTATGGAAAGAAAAAGAATGACAGACGAGAATAGACCAATTCGTTGGAAGAAAACTGGTGGTGGTGGATTTGTTTTCAAAGGACACCTCATCAAACCCGGGCAGGTATTTACTGCCTATGTGGAAGAAATTCCAAAAGGTTTCCGTGATCTCTGCGTTCCATTGGAAGAGCTTCCTACTCCTCCACCTCCTCCGCCTATTGAGATAACCAAGTCAGCTTATGAAGTCAAACCAAGAGGAGAAAGCAAAGTATGGTTTGATGTTGTTGATAGCAAAGGGAAGGTTATCAATGAAAAGGCCTTAAAGAAAGAAGCAGCTGAACAGTTTGCTAAAGACTTAGCCGGATGAACTGGCGAGTCCCACGAATATGGGAAGGTGGAGACGTTTGGATATTAGGGGGTGGACCATCGGTCTTTACCCAATTCGATATTCCAAAAGAGGTTGTTGATAATGTACTTGCAGGTACATCCCCTCCAAGCGTCTATTCCGATTACATGAAACCTTTACATGATAAACATGTAATAGGTATAAATGTAGCGTATTTGATTGGTGACTGGATTGACATGGTGTTCTTTGGAGATAGTGGTTTTTATCAGACTCACCGGACTCGGTTAGCAGTGTTCCCGGGAATGAAAATTACATGTCATAATGGAGCCTCAAAGGAAACATGGATTAAGTTTTTGGGGAGGGACGGAAGGAAACCAAGAGGTATAAGTTCTGCTCCTAATCTTGTTTCATGGAATGGGAACTCCGGAGCTGCCGCAGTGAGTGTTGCAGCTCATGCCGGGGCAAAGCGAATTATCCTACTCGGGTTTGATATGTCACTAAATGGTGATAATCGTCAGCACTGGCATAATCTATATGGGAGAGGTGTTATAAATGTCGGTGATGAAAGGAAACGGAGAAAGCTTCCGTTTGAACGTCACCTGAGAGGATTTGAAGACATTGCTCGTGATGCTCAGGCAATGGGAATTGAAATCTTAAATGCATCACCTACATCTGCTATTACACAGTTCCGTAAGTTGACTGTAAAAGAAATTCTCGATGAACGTAGTTAGATTAATGGGTGGACTGGGAAATCAACTTTTCCAATATGCTTTTGGTCGACAGATGCAAGAGAATGGAATCGTTGTCCGGTATGATATATCTAACTTCGGGAAAAGTAAACATAGGGAATATATGTTAGGCAATTTCCTTTTGGAATTAGCCTTTTCTCCTTTTGTGGGAGCCCAGACTATTACTGACTCAAAACATCGTCCTACATTTGATCTTTCCTACCAAAAAATGGATGGAAAGAACTTCTTTGGATATTGGCAGTATATGGAATACTTTAAAGATATACTTCCAATGCTTCAAAGGGAAGTTTGGTTAAAGGAACAGGTTCATACGGAAGAGTATTATGCTTTGCTTGAGCAGATACGTTTGGAAAATTCTATTGGGGTTCATATCCGTAGGGATGATTACCTGACAAGTGATACCATTCCAACATTACCTTTCAGTTATTATGCCCGGGCAATAAGCATGGTTGATGGACCATTGTATATCTTCTCTGATGATATTGCTTGGTGTAAAAGACATTTCATAGAGGATTATTTTGATAGGAAGATAACATTTGTGCATTTACAATACTACCTGGATTTTGAATTGCTGCGGTTATGTAAACATCAGATCATAGCAAATTCAACATTTTCCTGGTGGGCTGCTCTACTTAATACCAATCCTGATAAAGTTGTGGTTACTCCTGATTTCTGGATAACCCGACTGGATAGGGCTAAAAGAAATAACTTTCCTGCTGACTGGATAAAATTATCAGCTGATGTTTGATGTATTAATAACCGTTTCCCAAAAGGATTTTAACAAACTTCCGTTTGTGTTGGAATCCATTAATTTTCATATCAAGGGTATTCATAAATATCATTTGATAGCTCCGGTAGCAATTCCGGAGGAATATATTTGGGTGGAAGCTGATACACACCGGGATGAAGAAGTAATTGATTTTGATTTTTCAAAGATTAAGATGACTTCCCGTCAGGGATGGTATCGACAACAATTCATAAAACTCTTTCAGCAGGTTACTACAAATAATTATCTTGTAGTTGATGCTGATACAATAATAAATAAGCCGATTGAAATAGAACCGGCTTCTCCTTGTTTCTTTCTCGGGAGAGACCAACATCATCTTCCATATTTCCATTTGATGAAAACTGTATTGGATCTCGACCGGATTTATCCTCATTCATTTATATCGGAGTTAATGTTTTTCAAGAGGGGTATGATTCAATATTTGCTCAATGAAAAGAAGATGACTCCGGAAGAGTTCTTTAATAATTGTGTGGAAGTGATCAATCAGATGAATGAAGGAAGTGGATTTTCTGAATATGAACTTTATGGTAATTTTGTATCAAAATATTGGCCTAATGCTTATACCTACAAAAATGTAAGTGTTTGTCATCGCTGGAAAAAACGTAGGTGGACTGATGATGAGATAAGAAATTATGTATCAACTTTCCGTCATACAAATAATGATCTTTTAACAATGCACTCGTGGTTATGACAGTCGTGATGTTCCATAGTGGAGGAAGTTTACCGGATTATTTGAAATATACTTTCAAGCAATTCCGTTTGTTTAATCCAAACGTTACTGTTTATTTCATTACTGATCATATTTGGATGAGTGACCCGGTGTTCTCCCTCTATAATATAAATGTTGTAGATAAACGGGAATGTACATCGGATGATATTCATACTTTTGAAGTTCTTTATGGTAGAGGGGAAAATGATTTTTGGACAATCACCACTACCAGATTAATGTATATAGCAAATTTTATAACTACCAGGAATTTACATGATGTTTATCATTTTGAAAATGATGTACTGATTTACTTTGATATTGAATCTTATCACCCTATATTTATTCATTCTTATCAAAATCTTGCTATTACCTACGGTGGTCCGGACAAAGTGATGACAGGAATGATGTTTATTAAAAATCCGAAAGCACTTTCTCACATGACTACTTTCATTCTTGGACTATTACATCAATATAAAGTCCGGGAAATCCGTCGTCGTTATGGAATGGATATGGTAAATGAAATGACCCTGATGAGGGTATATACCAAAGAATACCCGGGTTTGATGGTTCCATTACCTACATTACCATTTGCGGAGTGCTCTGTTGGTTTTGATAAATTTCAATCAATATTTGATCCGGCTTCGTGGGGGCAGTATGTTGGGGGAACTCCTGATGGTATTCCGGGAGTAAAACCAGAAGATCATTACATCGGACAATTACTTAGGGCACATCTGGATTATACTGTTATTTGGAAAAATGGAGACGGAAGGAAAGTCCCTTACTTCAGGTATGATTGCAAAGATGTAAAGATTAATAATTTACATATTCATTCAAAGAATCTTCACTTATACATGAGTAATGAATAGTTCATACTTAAATAGAAAATTCTTAAACCGGATAAATCCTGAGAGGGTAAGAACGATTATTGAATGTGGTAGCAGGGATGGGTTGGATACGGTTGAGCTTTGGAAATATTATCATCCTGAAAAATTATACACGTTTGAATGTAATCCGGAATCCATCGCTCTCTGCAAACAAAATCTGCAACATAATCCATTTATTACCCTTGTTGAAAAAGCTGTTTACAATCTGGATGGAATGGTGGATTTCTTTCCAACTGATATGGAAAGGAGTGTAGATAAAAATATTGGAGCTTCTTCTTTACTTTGGCATAGGGACAATCAAAATGAATTTTTCCAAAGAAAGACTCTTGTTGAAGCTACCCGACTGGATACATTTATGCGACAGGTCAGACTGGACAGGATCAATCTCCTTTGCATGGATGTACAAGGAGTGGAAATAGAAGTGTTCGAAGGTTTGGGAGATTACCTATCTACTGTACAATATATAATCACGGAAGTAGTGTTTGAACATTATTATACTGGTGACCATTTATTTGCAGAGGTAAAACAGTATCTTGATAAACATGGATTTGATTTACTCATTGGGAGTGGTTTATTGGGAAACCGTAAAGAAGGATTAACAAATTGTTTGTTTAAAAATCGTAAACGGGTAACATGATGGATTGGATTACAGGAGAAAAATTTGTAGGGGTAGCTGATCTTGTTTACTATCCAAAGGGAGTTAAAGATTGCAACCCTTTGGAAAATACTTATTGTCCTTGTGCTTTAAAGGAAAGGAATATTGTTTATACTCATACAATGTATGTCCGTCAGCTGTTTGAGGAAATCAAAGGATTAAAGTGTGAGTTTGTTATTGTTACTCATAATTGTGATGTAAATATAGATGATTCTTTCCAGGTTCCGGATAATGTTATTCATTGGTTTACTCAAAATGTAAATACTACTAATCCTAAGGTAGAGTCGATCCCAATAGGGTTGGAAAATGATAAGTGGTTTAAGAATATCCGGAAGAAAGAGAAGATGGAAGCTTGGTTGAAAATACCAAGGAAATACAAGAATCTTGTATATCTTAATTCCAATGTAAAAACCAATCCAAAGGAACGACAGCCGTTGTATGATTTGTTTGAAAAAGAACCTTGGGTTACATCTTTCCATGGAGTTAATGGAGTAGGATTTGATGAATATTTGAATAATATTTACAATCATAAATATGTATTCTGTCCTGATGGAAATGGTATAGATACTCACCGCCTTTGGGAAACACTCTACATGGGAGCTATACCGATTGTAAAGAAAGGTATTAATACATGGTTTTATAATGATTTACCTATAGTATACGTAAGTGAATGGGAAGAGGTTACAAAAGAAATTCTTGATAATATATGGGAATTGTATAAGAAAGGAAAATGGGATAAGGAGAAATTAACTTTTAATTATTGGAAAGATAAAATAAGGAGTTATGTCAGCGACTAAGGGATTATTTGGAAAATACTTAAATAGGGTTTTTGTTGAGACCGGTTCCAATTATGGCGATGGGATTCAACAGGCACTGGATGAAGGGTTTGAGATTGTTTACTCTATTGAGATAGACCCTGAGAGATATAATCACTGCCAGGAAAGATTTAAGGATCACCCGGATGTCCATCTACTTCTTGGAGATACAGTAAAAGTGCTGGGAGTGTTATTAAGATATATAGAAGAACCTGTTACTTTCTGGCTTGATGCTCACAAAGGAAATGGAAAATCTCCTTTACTTCAGGAATTGGAAATTATTCGGAACCATCCTGTTAAGACTCACACTCTCCTGATTGATGATCTCAGGGACTGGAAAAAGGAAAAATGTGGATTCAATACCGATATTCTCCGACACAAAATAACAAAGATCAATCAGGCATATCAGTTTTATTTGGAAGATGGTTATGTTGAAAAAGATGTATTAGTAGCAAAGGTATGAAAAAGGTAAGATTTCACTATGGTAATAATCCCGTCCCGTTTGAGGTTTACTCAGACAAGGATGTGGATGTTTACATAGATGAATTGAACCGTTCGAGAGTACAGCGTGGAAATATCCGTATTCAGGTATTGGAAGAACCAAGAAAAGGTCTATTATACAGATTGGTAAAGAAGCATCCGGAATATTATTCTTATCTGTTTACTTTTCATAACGAGCTACTCAAGTCTAATTTAAAGGCTATAAAATTTCATATGACAAAACCGTGGGTAATCAATTACAAATCTCCACGGAAGCATTTCTCAGTATCTACTGTTGTTGGTGGGAAGAGTGATTCTAAGATGGAAGGGTATGAATTGCGTCATCAGGTTTGGAAGAATCGTGATAGGATAACAGTTCCAAAGAGATTTTATCTGAGTGGAAATGCTAAGTTTTGGCATACCTTTGTCCCGTGGACAGAAGTAAATTATGAAGGGGAATTGATACTGGGAGCATCAAAGGAACCATTGTTTGATTCAATGTTCCATATAGCTATTGAAAATACGTCAATCCGGAATTACTTTTCAGAAAAGCTTTTGGATTGTTTCCAATCACATACTCTTCCAATATATTATGGTTGTTCAAATATTGAGCAGTATTTTGATCCTGCTGGTATGATCAGGGTTAATAATATAGAGGAGATTGTGGAAGTATGTAATCAGTTGACTCCGGACGATTACCGGAAAGCAAAGATAGCAATGGAAAAGAATTATCTGCTTTCCAAAACATGGCTTAATCCAAAAGAACAACTTGAGCATGCTGTAACGGATTTACTGGGGAAGATATGAAAAAGAGAGAAACCATAATGCTTGTATTACGTTCAGGAGGAGATTTCTCGATGGGAGATGTCCAGCTGATTGCCCGACACATTAATGGAAAATGGCAATCTCCTGTTCGTCCACGAATTATCTGCATGTGGGATAAAGCCTCTACTCATTATGACCTGCAGGGATTTGAAGTAATTCCTTTACAGACTACTCTCCCCGGTACATGGTCTCGTATGGAACTCTACTCTCCTGCAATGGAACAATACCGACCGTTCCTTTACATTGATTTAGATACCGCTGTAATCAACTCTCTGGAACGCCTTATTGATATCATTCCTGATCGTAAAAAGTTTATTACACTCCAAGACTTTTGGCAGGTAGGGCAGTTGGCTACTGGTTTGGTTTGGTTCCCTGCCGAATCGGAGAAGATAAAGAAGGTTTGGCAATCCTTCAAAGCTCCTACGGGGAAGCGTATGGATACTTATTTACGGACAGTTATACAAGCAGATTTATTTTGGCAAAACATTACAAACACCATATATGATTTTAAACCAAGGAGCAGGCAACTGTTAGATAGCATCCCCCACGGAGCCAATCTTATCTGTTTCCACGGGAAACCCCGTATATTACAGGCAATAGGTTTAGATTGGGTAAATCACTACGTGCAACAAAGAGTGTTCTTCAACAGGTTAGTAACTGTAATTATTCCCTACAAAGTGGACAGAGGATGGCTCCAGGATGCTATTGACAGTGTGCCGAAAGGTGTTCAGTTATTACTTGGACAGGGTAGTGGAAATTGGCCGGCAAACTTTAATAAAGTCCTCCCACAGGCGGAAGGAGATTACATTCGTTATTTACATGAAGATGATATGCTCTCTCCAAACTGTATTGAGGATTCCATCAGGACTTTTGAAAGCACCGGAGCTGATTTTATTCATGGGTGGGCAGAGGAATTTTATTCATATAAGTCTGATCGGATATTATATAAACCTAAAATAGAGCATCCCACACTTCGTGATATGCTTGTAAAGAATTATATTCATTCAGCAACTTTAATGTATCGTAAGGAAGTATTTGAAAAAATAGGTACATTTGACGAGTCATTAAACACAATGGAGGAGTATGAATTTAGTCTACGTTGTTTCAAAGCAGGATTGAAACTGGGGTATTGTCCGTCAATACTTGCTCACTATCGCCGACATCCTCAGCAGAAAGTCCGGGTTGTTCCGGATAGTGAAAAAATGGCAGAAAGAGTAATGGTGCGAAATAAATACAGAGCATGATAGAACGTCCTCCAATAATAGTTACAGGTGTCCCACGATCAGGAGCTTCCATGATTGCAGGAGTGATAAATCGTTGTGGAGCATTTGGTGGAAGTATGTCCGGGTATAAAGGGGTAAATGAAAATGATGCTATAAAGGAGGTACTTGAAAAACCTTACCTTGCAAGTATTTGGGCTGATGAAATGGGACAATACCCACTACCGGATAAACAACATATAAAAATTCCACTTACCTGGAAGGATTCTGTAGATGAGATATTTGAAAGAGAAGGATATGAAAAAGGGGAATGGTTTTATAAAAGCAGTAGAGCAGCTCTCATTTGGGCTGTATGGCACTCAGCCTACCCTCATGCTAAATGGGTAATCGTTCGCAGGAGAACAGCAGATATAGTGGAATCTTGTCAAAAGACAGGATATATGCAAGCCTTCAAGGATCCCGATAAAAGGAAAGCCGTAGGGATTTCGTCTGAGAAGGAAGGGTGGTTATGGTTGGTTCATGAATATGAAAAGCGGTTTGTGGAGATGATCACGGAAGGACTGGATTGTAAAGTAGTGTATCCTGAGAGATTAGTTTATGGAGATTATTCCCAGTTGTATGAAACACTCGATTGGCTCCGACTGCGATGGAAGCCATCAGTATTCAATTATATTGATCCATTATTGGAAACAACACGTAAGAAAGAAAAGGAGGTAAAATATGGCCGTATTAGCAACAACAGATGATGTAGCTGATCTGATGCAGGACTCAAGTCTTGGTGAAGGTTATGTCAATGTTTTATTGGAAACAGTCGATTTGATACTTACAAAGGTATATGAATATTATACCGGGACAATCAGTGATACTTTACTTGCAAAGATTCAAGCCTGTTATGTTGCTCACATCATAGCCAGTACGACTTCCCGGGTTGCTATGGAGGAGCAGATCGGAGATGCAAGGATAAAGTACGCCGGACAGTGGGGGAAAGGTTTTGAATCTACCCCCTACGGACAACTCCTACTTGCTCTTGATCCATCAGGGTTAATTGCAAAGACCGGTTTGAAAGCAGCATCAATATATGCAGTTAAAAGTTTCGAGTGATGAGTATAGCAGATTTCATAACATCAAGATTAGTACAGACTGCTGTCTATTGGGGGAATCCTCAGGAAGATGGTTATGGTTCTATTACATTTGATGATCCTGTGGAAATTGTATGTAGGTGGGAAGAAAAAGCTCAGGTGCTTGGAACCATTACCGGGAACCAGGTTATTGGTTATCAGGATATTTGTAGGGCAATAGTTTTTGTCAATCAGGATTTGGATGAAGAAGGATTTCTGTATCTTGGTTCATTGACTGATTTGGAAGATAGCAGTGATAGCAGTGGTAGCTTTTATGATCCTCATAAAATTGTGGGAGCTCATATAATTAAAAGATTTGAAAAGACACCTGCAGTTGGTTCAAATACTGTATTTTTACGAAAAGCATTTTTAACACCTTGGTTAACATAATATGGCAAAGCGACTAAGAGGATTTGGACAAAGAAGTGTTGGTCATCTCGGAGGATATAATCAGACAACTATCACCGGGTTGGATGAGGTGTTAAAAAATCTCAATGTTCAAATCCTTGGAATTAAAGATCGTACTTCTAAGGGACTGATTGAATCAGCTGTATTGATTAGGAATGCTACAGAAAATGAATCTCCACTTACTCCTGTTGATACTGGTAATCTCCGGGCAAGTTGGTTTGTTGTATCAGCTGAAGGGGAACATGGAGATAGTTTATCAGGTCATTTCAAAAAGAATCCAAAGACCGGGGCAAAAGCAAAGGATATGAGAGCACAACACACAGCAATCGTAGGAGGAGCAAAAGCAGCTGTTAATGCTCTTGCAAAACGAGGCCCTATTGTTATGATGGGTTATTCTGCTAACTATGCTTTGTTTGTGCATGAGATGGAAGGGACTCACCCTGATGTTAATTGGTCGAGACCAGGGTCAGGAGGAAAATGGTTGGAAGCAGCTTTTAAGAAAAATAGGAACAAGATAATTGATACGATAAAGAAAAATGCTACAGTAAAATGAATGCTACTTCAGTTGATATTGCTGCCATGTTAGTTGCCGATACAAGTCTCGGACTTGTCATTGGAACTACTCTTTTCGTAGGTAAAGAACCGACTACTCCAAAAAACTCTGTTGTCATATTGGATAGTTACGGGTATCCTCCAAGTATGTCTTTGGCAGGAAAATCAGAAGGAGCATATTATTACCCATCCGTACAGATCAGACTTCGTAACTCTGATTACCGGGAAGCGATGGATTTGGCTCAGAATATAATTAGTTCTCTCCATGGCCGGGCACAGGAGACATGGAATGGAACTTTATATAGCGTTGTTGCTTGTAAGAATGGACCAACGTTCATGACTTGGGATGACAACGGCCTTGCTCATTTTGTCATAAATTTTGACATTCAGAGAAGGTAAAAATGTTTAATTTAATTATTGAGAAGGAGGTAAAAACAAATGAGTAATGCAGTATCAGGGGTAGGAACACAATTTCGTCGCTGGAGTGGTTCAGCTTGGGCTAATCTGGCAGAAATAAATTCTATCACCGGTCCGACAATGACAAGGGATTTCATTGACGTAACGTCACTGGATTCCACTGGTGGTTATCGGGAGTTCATTGCTGGCTTTAGGGATGCAGGAACAATTTCCCTCAGTATGAACTTCACCAGAGCTACCTACGATGCATTTAAGGACGATTTCGAGGATCCTAATTCTCACTTCTATGAAATCTGTCTTTCAGATGCAGAGTTAACTACATTAGAATTTGAAGGTTTGGTAACAGAATGTCCTATTACCATTCCGACAGATGATAAGATTACTGCCGACGTTACTATTAAGATCAGTGGACCTGTAACAATGAACTCAGGTACCGCTACTGAAGCTCCGTCGTAGTAGATTGAAAAACTAATTCTAATCAAGAATTTTTTATTTTATAAACAACAAAACAAAAACTAATCATGGGACTATTAAATCGTAAAGACCTTCTGCAGAAAGAGAAAGTGCAGATTGTAAAAGTGGATCTTGGAGAAGATAATTTTGTGTTTGTCCGTCAGATGTCAGGTAGGGAAAGAGACCGCTGGGAAACATCCTTACTAAAAGAAGGACCTGGTGGAAAGTATCAACAGGCACTGGATGATTTCCGGGCAAAGCTGGCGGTGGCTACCCTTTGTGATGAAGAAGGGAATCTATTGCTGCAACATACTGATATTGGAACATTGAGTCAGAATATGTCTGCGGCATCACTGGATAAGATTGTAACGGAAGCTCAACGAATAAATCGGGTATCAGAACAGGATAAGGAGGCATTAGTAAAAAACTCCGTAGTCGGCCAAGCCGACAATTCTGGTTCCGACTCTGTAGAGAATTAGGGGTTTTACACCCTGACGTTCTTTTAGATGGTGTAGTAAGTACTTATTATTTCCTGGGAATCCCTATATTAAGGAAACATTCTCCAGGTCTTACAGCTGATCAGATAAATGAATGGGAAGCAGCTGATCAGCTTGATCCTGTAGGAGAGTGGAGAGCAGATTTTAGGATGGCAGAATTGGCAACGATAATAACCAATATTGCTATCAAGTGGGGAGCAGGAAAGAAAAAAGTACAACTGGTTGAACTGACTGATTATATGCCTCAGTGGGACAAGAATGCTCCTAAGGAGGTCAAGAAACAAAGTTTGGATGAGATGAAAAAAGCATTGAAAGATATATATGAAGCTTCACAGAAAAAGCAGAAAAGGGCTGATACAACTCGTCCACCAACAAATTTAAAACCAAAGCAAAATGGCTGATATTGGGACTCTAACAATTACACTCGGGGTAGATGACTCTGGATTACTTGCAGCCAAGACAAGAGTAAATGACTTTGTCAAGGATATACAAAACAAAGTTCCAAAGATCACTCCTGCTCTAACTCAACCATTTGAAGTGTTCTCAAAACAAGCTATCGGCCATATTGCTTTGGTATCACAACGCATCCGTACATTTGGTTACTTGGCATCAGCTACAATAACAGCTCCAATGACTTTGGCTGGTAAAGCCGTGATGTCAATGGCAAAGGATTATGAATTTGCTATTCAGAAGATTGTAGGATTAACCGGAACGGCTCAGAGTGTTGTAAATGGCTGGAGTAAGGATATTCAGAATATGGCTAAGGAGTTTGGTCGTAATCCGAAGGAATTGGCTGAAGGTCTTTATTTTATTGCATCGTCTGGTATTCAGGGAGCTCAGGCACTGGATGTACTTAATAAATCCGCTAAAGCGGCTGCCGCTGGATTAGGGACAACACAGGAGGTAGCAAACTATCTTACATCCGTTCTAAATGCCTATCGGGGGACAGGATTGACGGCAGCTTATGCTACGGATGTCTTGGTTGCTGCCGTAAGGGAAGGGAAAGCAGAAGCATCTGGATTTGCTGCTGCTATGGGGTCATTAACTCCTATTGCTTCAAATCTTGGAGTGTCCATTGATCAGGTAGCAGGGGCAATGGCAGGGATTACCCTGACAGGATCAACAGCTGCTCAGGCTGCAACATATCTCCGTGGAGTGTTTAATGTGTTGATGAAAGAAACAAAGCAGGGTTCTGTTGCTATGGATGAAGCATCAGAAGCTCTTGGACAGATGAAAACATCGTATGGTGATCTGAGAAAGATACTCCGTGAGCAGGGTATAATGGCTTTAATGCAAAAATTAAATGAGCTGTCGGCTGCTTATGGAGAAACTCTTGTCAGTAAAGTATTTCCAAATATCCGGGCAATGCTTGGAGTCTTATCATTATCAGGAAAGAATATGAAGTATAATTCTGAGATAATGAAGGAGATTACTAATTCATCAGGAGCTCTCGGAAAAGCATTTGCTGCGGTTGCAGACACGATCAAACTCCGATATGATAAGGCAATAGCAGGGATGCAGACTTCAATGATTTCCTTAGGGAAGCAAATAGCAGAAGGTCTTATTCCTGTACTTGAATGGCTTACTCGGGTACTTGATAAAGTTGCTAAATGGTTTGATTCCTTGACAGAAGCTCAACAGAAAAGTGTTATTAAGTGGGGATTGATTGTAGCTGCTGCTGGACCTGTTGCTCTTATTTTTAGTACTTTAGGATATGTCCTAACCGGTTTATTAAATACTCTCAATGGAGTAGGTAAGGTTTTAATATGGTTCTCTCAGGTTGTTACCGGAACAAGAGTAGCTGTTATTGCAGCTGAAGCAGCTACAATTTCATGGAGTGCTCGTTTAGTTACACTTGGGAAAACCCTAAAAACTCTGATTGCTTTCTTTGCAACCAATCCATTTGGGATAGTCATTGCTGGTTTATCTATTGGAATAGGAGTGATGATTAAGAAAATAAGAGAAGTAAAGGCCGAGATAAAAACCATGGAGGAAGCTCTGACGTTTACTACTCCTGAAATGGAACTCGATACTAAAATAGGAGATATTGTATATAAGCAAATAGAGGGGACAAATAAGTATATCAGTAATTTGAAAAATCTCAATGAGGAGGAATTGAGAGGAGTTCAAAATATGATAGATGAACGTATTTCCCTTGAGGAATCAAAATACAATAAAATACTTGCAGCTCAAAAAGACGGAATAAAGAATGATGAATTTATATTAAAACAAAAACAAATAATTTGGGAGAAGGAGGAATATATTTGGAACCTTACCCATAGGAACAATCCTCATTGGGAAGAGAATAGAGTTGCTATTGTAGGAGCTAAGAAAGAAATAGAAGCAGCAAATGCTGCTATTAATAGTTACACGGCTGCAATGAGTTATGATAAAACTTCGGCTGAATCCAATTTAAAATATTATCGTACTCTCAGGGAAGAAATACAGAAACTACTGAAGGTTACTGAGGAGACAGCAGAGCAGATGAAAAAACAGGCTGAGTTAGATGAAAAAATTTCTGCTATTCAAAAGGATCTTAAAGTAGGAAAATTAAGTATTGAAAGATTAATTGACTGGGGTGATGGATCTGATGTAGATAAGGCTAAAGCATTCTTTGAGTTGTATGATGGAATTGTTAAACGCATTGCAGAAACTCCGGAACTGTCCATAAAAGTTCCTTGGGTAAAACAAACAATAGATGATTGGAAAAAATGGAAAGGAGTAGTTGAAGGTTCCGTTTCAGCTATTCAAAAATTAAAGGATTCTTTGGATGCTGATTTATCTTCCATTCAATTACATAAATTCATAGATCCTTCATTTGATGATACTTCTGCTAAGTTTGAAGCATATAAAAAGAACTATGAAAGTCTGATTGAGCTTGTTACAAAATCAGCAGGGAAAACTTCCCTCTTTGGAATTGCTGCCGGAGCAGATATAGTAGCTCAGGTTGCTATTATCCGGAAAGCTTATCGTGATCTTCAGTTGTGGAATGAGCAGAAGGAAAAAGCAGAAGATAACAAAATGCTTAACATTCTCCAGTCGGAAGCTGATGCTTTTGGTGGGCTGGCTGGTAAAATTGAAGTAGTCAGTTATGCTCTGCAGGCAGCTCAACGGGATCTTCGTGATATGTTTACCAAGAAGGAAGAAAAGGGAGTTATTCTTGATGAGAGAGCAGTACAGAAAACTGTAGATGATATAAAACGATTAAAGATTGAATTGGTTGATTTGCAAAATGCACAGGAGCTTACTTGGTTAACAGATATGAATAATGCTTTGGATACCGCAGCAACCAATAGTGAATTGCTCTCTGGCAAAATAAGTACTTTAGAAAATAAGTTACAATCCATGTCTGAGAATGGACAAGGTAGTACGGAGATGTTTAAATCAATGGCTAAACAACTTCAAACCCTCACCAATGCTCAGACTGCTACCGATTTACTCGCAGATGCTTTTACTGATATGTTCCAATCAATAATGGAAGGTGGTAAGGATATGCAACAGGTATTGAGTGGGATATTGAAAAGCATTATAAATGAACTGATGGCTGCATTAGCAAGACTTCTGGCTATGAAAATTATCATGGCAATCATAGCTCCTGCAAAGGTCGGAGGATTTATGAAATCAGTAAGTCCTACATCTTTCCTGAGCATGCAGACAGGAAGATTTGCTAAAGGTGGAGTAGTTCCAAGAGGTTACCCGAATGATTCCTATCCTGCCTTATTATCATCAGGAGAAGTAGTATTACCAAAGAATGTGGCAGACTCTCTGTCTTCCCGTAATGATTCATCTGAGGGAGGAGAAGTAGTATTCCGTATCGAACAGGATGCTCTTGTAGGTATATTGAAAAAAGCAAATAAGAAAAACTCGTTATACTAATGGCATACGGTCTTAGGTTTCAATCAGATTTTTATAATTATTTCAGTAAGCTGGTATCTGTAAAAATATACCAGCAGGACTACTCTGATTCTGTTGAAGACGATTTGCGATTATCTTCTGTAACGATACAAACAAATTATCAGGACGATAACACTCCTATCATTGGTCGTGGGGCAAAGATTGTAATTGAAGCAAATGATTATGAAATGGGAGTACTTGCCCCTATGTTACGATCATATGAACGGCAGTTCCTTTGTACGATAACATATGACGGAACGGTAGCTTTTCGTGGGTACTCGATTTGTGATCTTAATGAACGACAGTTATTACCTTACGGTAGCATAACGGTTCAGTTTACAGATTATATGCGGCGCTTGGAAGATAAGTATTCCAATGGATTGAAAGACATAGGAGGGAAGAGTACTGTCTATGGTTTGGTAAATGAGATTATTGGATTAACAGATTTAGATTTACCTTTATATGTTAATTCCACATTGTTTGAAGATACTATGACTCAGGCAGTAACGGATACATTCTTACCACAGACCTGTGTTCAAAATGCTCAGTTCTATAGTAATTCCTACGATTATGATAATATATATGAAGCTGTAAACAAAGCTCTTCATCCATTTAGTGCCTTTCTGTATAGTTATAATGATATGTGGGTACTGGAAAGACAGGAAGATATTACTCGTATTGGTAATTGGGTTAAGTATGATTCCACTGGAGCAGTTGAAATTGGAAGTCTCCGTCAGGAAATATATAAACAGGGAAGTGATGGGGAAACATTTGAATATATTGATTGTAGTCAGATAGTTGAGTATGATGCAGGATTACATACATTAATAATAGAACTGCATGATAAAATACTGGATACTTTAGTATATAACGATTTTACAATTGATATACTTACAACAGCTTCAGCAACAGCAGGGGCCCTGACAAAGAATACTTGGTATGCTGATACTAACCTTACTAATATTGATGTAGGTACAAATCGTAAAGGTATTGAGCAGTGGATTAAGTTTTCTGCTCCCAGTGCTACCGTAGGATTATATTATAGTTTTGAACTCCAGTTTAATGACGGGAGTGAGGAAACCACAAATCTGAGTGCCAGTTATAAAATGTCAGGTGAAGGGTACACCTTGGCTGCCCGTCAGGAAGTATCTGCTCAATTCTATCTCAGACTCGACGGAGGAGCCCAAACAAATCATTATGTTTACCAGGATCCTGAAACAGGTGATTGGAAAATTACAGATTCTATTTTACCTATCGATCCATTTGATGCTGTAATATTTAAACAGATATACGACTGTACCGATGATAAATCAACAACATGGTCTATAAGTTTCTCAGGTGATTTGTATGATATATGGGAGCAGTTAGGATTTCCTACAACTCAGAAGTTTATTTTAATTGTTCTTCCCGGACTGATAAACTTACTACCATCGGGGGATCCTTCAACAGTTTTTATGACAACTTATGTTGGAGATTTCCAGGTTACGGTAAATGAAACAGCTTTGGACAATAAGATAGAATACCAGCTGGATGAAAACTTTGTTAAGACTGATGAGATTGAATTACATTTGTTTGATCTTAACAATATCAATTATAGTAATGGATTACTCCTGAGTGATGAAACAACATTAACAAATCTTTGGACTTCAGAAAACTCTCCGGAAGCCTGTCCACTATATGAAGTATTTGCTAAGACCAAATTTCGTAAATACGGTCGAACACTCTCCAGATTAAAAGGAACAATACTAATTGATAAAATACTTAAACCATTCTGCATCATTACTGACGATAATATACTGGATGAATCAGGAGATGTTATGTCATTTCTATTGAATGGGTTTACATGGGACTTAAATAATGGGACATATGATATAGAGGCTGAGGCTTATAGTGAAGAGGAAGTATCAGTTACTGGTGCTACTTATGACTCCAGTGGGAATCCTACGGGAGAGTGGAATGTCCCAGACGCTCCTACGGGATTAACTCTGAGTCAGGTACTATTCCGTCGGGCAGTTTATGCTGCATGGAACCCCGTAGCAAATGCGCAGGGATATAAACTTTATCGGAAGCCAGTTTACAGTACTCTTTCCTCATCGTGGGTGGATTCATATAAATTACTATATTCAGGTACAGCTAACACCTATTTAGATATGGTGTCACTGGAAGGAGATCCAACAGGACAAACATTTACTTATAAAGTTTGTGCTTATAACATTCAGGGAAATGGAGCTGATAGCACGGAAGAAACATTAGTATGGTCGTAAGATGATAACAATAAACAAATATGCTTATCACGTTGACTGGGATGCTGAAGGACGGGGAATAAATCGTCCTATCAGTGGAGGCAGTATTGCTTTTGATTTTATGTCCTACCTTGCTAATTATTATACCAAGTTAGAATTACAAACATCCGGACAGTCATCAGTAAATTTTGATAACATTACGGATGCCTATCATAACAACCTGCTCGACCTGCAGGGAGGATTGACAACATCAAGTGGGGACTCAAGCGGAAAGGATGCAGAGTATTATCATTTGGATTTATCCACTTACCTCGACATTACAGGCATTTCCTTTGCACAATCTATATCAAAAGATAGTGTTAATCAGGTCACTCTTGTAAACGATCTGGAATCACCCGGGAATAGCAAATATTATGGGACTGACTCAGGAGGGACGAAAGGGTGGTTTGATTTAACTACATCAGCTCAACCATTCCAAACTGCTGCTTTTGCTAATCCTCTTAATATAGATTGTACAACGTATAAAGATTGGATATGTACTGTAACAGGAGATTGTACAGTAGATATATTAAATGCTTCAGATGGTGATGCAGGGATGTTAGAACTTATTATTGACGGAAGTGGAGTAGATATTACTCTTGGTACCTCTTTCACAAAGAAATTAGGATTGGTCAATCTAAATGATTCCGATGGAGAGGATAATATTATCTCATGGCGAGCAGTAGGTGATGGATCTGCTCAGGAAATTATTTATACCATTGGACAAATAGAAGTATAATGCCTCATATACAAGCCACCGGATTTTATCGTGTTATGTATGATTATTCTCGTGCTTTGATTGTTACATCACGTGGTGATGGATCTAAATGTGCTTCTTTTAGTGTTAAGGTTGCCGCTGGTGCTACTTTTATATTAGATGGAACGGCATTATTTTATGATAATTGGGATGGGACAGGAACAGGAACAGATACATGGACTCCTACTCCAGGTAGTTTACAGACAAAGTATGTTAAATGTCCTTCAGGGACGGCTAATCTTGTAATGAATGATCCTGATTTATTGTTAGGATTTGGACATACAATGTCAGCGACCAGCGGGAATCCCTCTTGGGCATATAAAACAACGGACTCTACTTATTTAGCAAATACACCTTCACTCACATTGAACAATTGGAATTACCCAAATTGTACTGATGTCTATCTTATATACGGTACAATTTTAATTATGTCAATTGCTTTAAGTCAGTTATCTCCTAATTTATTATATTTTAGTTCATATGCAGGAGGGACTATCACTGGTTCTGTAACAGATATTGGTGGTGTATGTGAGATATTTTCTTTAAATCAAACGACAACCTTCTCAGGAAATATATCAGATATTCCAACAAGTATGAAGCAATTTCAAGTTGGGGGATCAAATACCCTAACTGGAGATATTACTAATTTGCAAGAAGGCTTAACTTTCTTTTCTGTTACGGGGAACAATACTATATCAGGAGACATAGTAAATCTTCCGTCAACACTGGCTACTATTTCTGTGTTTGGAAATAATACAATTACCGGAGATATTGCTAACTTTAGTTCTGTTTTAACTAATATAACAATAGGGGGACTTAATACTATATCAGGGGATATTCAGGATATTAAGTCTACGGTTACTAACATTAATATTGCTGGAAATAGTACTATTGGGGGAGACTTAGATTACTGGCCATCAGATTCCGTAATAGCAAATATGACCATAGCAGGAAGTAATACAATAACTGGAGGATTTACTACTTTACCTGATACATTAAGATATTTCTCTATTTCTGGAGTAAATACAATAAATGGTCTTGTTGAAGATATTCCTGCTTTAACTACATATATTAATATAATAGGAAATAATACCGTCGGAGGATCATTAAATAATCTTCCAAGCGATAGTACTTTAGTCACTTTAATTATCTTAGGAAATAATACAATTACTGGTGACATTGCTTTCTTATCCAATTCTGTCACAACAATATACTTATCTGGGGGTAACACTATATATGGTGATCTCAATGATTTACCAGCAAATATTCTTTATATACAATTACTTGGAGATAATGCAATTAGTAATTATACTCCTCCATCGGGTGGACGGACTTGGAAATCACTTGCCCTTTCCTCTACAGCATTTAACTTTCAGCCAGCATCAGCAGGAGGATTATCGTCAGCAGAAGTTGATGAACTTATTATTGATCTTGATACTTCTACTACGTCATCAAGTGCAACTGCCAAGACTATATATATCACAGGAAGTAATGAGCCAAGGACATCGGCATCAGATGCTGCCGTTGCTTCTTTACTTGCACATAATATAACAGTAGTAACCAATTAAATATTTAATCAAAATGAAAATCAAAATCAACACCGCTCTCATCGGAGCAAACAATGAAGAGTTAAAAGGAGAAAAAGGAAGAACTCTTACTGTAAAAGATGTTTGTGTCAACTCCTTACTAATCCCGCAGCAATCGGATAATGAAAAAACAAAGTGGGAGAAATATGAGATTTATCGGAAGATAAAAGATAGTAAGGATGATGTTGAACTAAAGACTGAGGAATTACTCGTACTTAAAAAAGCTATCGGAGCTACTCAACCTACATTGATTATGGGTCAGGTATGGGAGTTGATTGAAGGTCGTTAATACATCAATTTATCCCGAGTAGCTTCCTGATACTCTTCAACAGTTATATATTTCCAGGTAAATCCCTTACAAGGACGTTCTTGTAGAATAGCATGGTTTAAATTGTTTACTGCAAATCCAGTGAATCTGCTTGCTGCATTTAATCCCGGAAAAATATTAATAAGTCGACCATCACTATTATATTGTGCAACGGGTTTCTTTTGAGCATTACCTACTACATCCTGACGGCCTTTGTCATATCCAGCAGCATACATTTGTGAGAAATGCTCACAGATTAAGGCATTAAACCAAACAGGAAGTTTTATATCTTCCAATTCCATTCGTAGAGTAGTCATCATCTTTGATACTGCTCGATGTTGTTCCATTATAGCTCGGATTTAAGCTGTTCAATCTTTTCCCGTAATTTGACATCACCAAATATTATCTGTTCTTTTGTCGGTTTCATTTTAATCTTTTTTAATACATAAACACTCTTGCCAACGGATGTGATTGCCACATGTGCTAATATTGTATGGCTCAACCGTCCGGTATCGTTCATATTTTTGAATATCCCGTTCAGTATAACCACAAATATCTAAACTATCAGTGTATCGCTTTTCAAGTATCTCTCCATCCTGCAAATACATCCTTTCATAATAATATGTAGTGCAGGTCCAGCAATAATCATCATCTACCTTTTCACAAGATAATACAATGATTATAAATAATATAATAGGTAATAACGTTTTCATAACTGCTTTACTTTACTTACTCCTTTATGAATAGATACTTCAAATGTCCGATCAGCATAACTCGATAGAGTCTGCTCGTGAGTGACAATGATAAATTGCAAACCAAGCTTTTCAGATAACTCTTTTAGCATCTGTGAAGCTTTGTCCTGATAGTTTTCCGATAGAAACCTAAATGGTTCATCAAGGATTATAGTAGGTCTTGTCCGTGGACGCATCATTGACCAGGAAGCTATCCTGAGGGCAAATGACGCTATATCAACTGCTCCAACTCCACTTGCTGTCATAGGATCAATTTCCATATCACCTCTCACAAATTTCAAATCACACTCAGTTTTATTTCTCCTTTCTACAAATTCCACCTTTAATTCATATGGATCATCAAATACAGCATCAAGTGCCAATGATGTAATATCCGAAATGTGGAATTGAAGTTCCTGTTGTGTAGCGAGGCCAACGGTACGCACAATTTCACGAGCCTGTTCATGTCGACGGAGTGATCGTTTATTTTCAGTTAAATCAGTCTTGAGCTGGTTGATGGATTGCTCAATCTGAATCTTTTGTCCCTGTTGGCGTTCCAGTGATTGTCGTAGTTGTTGTATTGTCATACATCATATTTTTCTTCCAGTTCCTTACAACCTTCATCAATCTGCTTTTGCAGCTTATCAATATCCTTTTTCATCTGATCAGCCTTCTTCTCAGCTTCTTCAATAGATGAACACTTGTAGGTATCTTTGAGTTGTTTAAGGAGAGCTGTTTGCTGTCCTTTTAACTCTGATACAGATGATTTTGCATCTTCAATCTGATCTTTTAAATCAAGTAGTTGTTTTTCTGTCATAATATTAGTAATTTTTTAGTAGTTTCTTTTTCATCTGCAAGTAACTCGATTGTTGATACATAATCACTAACTTTATCATATCTTAAATCTTTCATTTTCTGCAATGCTTTGTTTCCAGCATCTTCATATGTATCAGCTATTACATAAATATCATAAAATGTATCAAACTTTCCTGAACAACTAACTTTAAATAATTTTTTCATAACTCTATTGCTTTATAAATTATACTTTTTACTGATTCCCTTGTATCATTCTTAGCAAAGAAGGCTTCAAGGTTTTCCTCAAATGACATTCCAGCCACCCAGTCGCCATTCAACTTGGATATGAAAGCATCTATTCGGGCGTCCCGTTGTTCTTTGACTTCAATGTGTTCCCGAGTTATAACATCTTTCTGAATAGGAATATTTACCCACTCAATCGAGTTTGTATCTGCATACCAGAGAGCAACCCTTGGTTGAAAATCAATTTGATCAGCTGTCTGTCGAGTTAAATTACCCGGGTTTACAAGTAACCGTCCTTCATATTCAGTATAGAACGACTGATGATTATCACCTGTGACTATGAGATCAAATTGAGGATATTTCCTTAATATGCTTATTGCATTCCCACTCGTAGCACCTGGATAGGGTGGAGTGATGTAGGTCATGTGGTGCCAAGCAAGGATATTCTTATTTCTTTTATCCATATTCTTCGGCAATTGTCCAAAATGACAAAATTGAATATCTATACTTCTACTTGGATTATGTGAAATTAAATCCCAATCATCTATTGTTTTAATTACTTCCGCTTTCATCAAGGTAAAATAACCACTTTTTTCAATTAAGTCAATATTATGCTGTGGCATATCATGTTGTCCAGCGCAAGAGAAGAATTTTGCTGGTAAATACTCCATTGCCATTGTAAGTAACCATGGTGAAGGCTTCCAATGATGAAAAATATCTCCGGCACAAATAACTGGGATATTCCACCGCTTTTGTAATCCACTTACAAAATTAACACTATCCCACTGTTCTGATTGAAAATTTCCTATCCAGCATGTAGGAGTATCTTCCCGTAAGTGCCAGTCTGAAGTGAGGATTAAATCAGGCTTCCTTATCTGTCTTGTCCGTTCCATCTTCTGCATATTGAAATTTCATCAGTACTTTGATCAACTTATCTGCTTCATCTTCCTGTAATATTTGTTCGACTGTTATATGAACAAAATCATCTACTGGGCTTACTATTGTTATAGTCCTTGTCTTGCCTGGATCAAGTTTAAGTATTTTGCATAACTCTAATCCAAAATCATTACTTGGTTTTACTAAGTGTGTCATATCACTTCCTCCAAAATTGATACCATTTCTTTGTGGAAGGTTTATAATTTATAGATATTTCTATATCCATCCTTCTACATTCTTCCAAAGCTCTATTAAAATCATTTACAGCATTTACTGCTTTATATGCTACTTCTCCAAGTCTTTGTAATTTAGTAACGGAATCATTTATATTCATCTTAAATTCTATTTCTGCTGGTATTTTCATATCTATTTCAATTTACTTCCACATAAAACACAAACATCACCCATTTCCTTTTTAAACTGAGCTTGTTTAAAGCCCAAATCAGCCACTTTCTTATTAAGCAATAGGTCAATACTATTTAAATCCAAAAGTGCCTTCCGGAGGGTGAGAAATGCCTTGTCAAGGGCTTTTTTATTATCATATAATCCCAGTAAGGAGTTTACCAATGGTTCCGTCTCCAGAATTAACTTATGTTTAACAATATCAACTTGAGTAAGATCAATATCCTCAGTCAAATGATATAACTCTTCTTCCTCCCTTTCCAATTCCTTTTTTCTACTGTAGAGAGTAAGAAGATTGTTTACCTTATCCTCATCTGCTAAAACACTTTCATTTGATATTATAAACTTTTCACATTCATCATAATCATCTATTTGTACTGTAATATTGGATAAAGAACTCCGGAGATTCCTTAACTGAGTTTCCATTCCTTCCAACACCTCAACCTCAGCTTCCATCTTTTCAAGATACTCAAACCGTTTTATATCTTCCTCTTTGGTTTCAAGGTCAGTTGTTTTATATTTTCTCTCCGACTCCAGTTCCCGGATAGCTTTATTTATAGCTGAGGTAGCACGGTCAATCTGTTCAAGTTTAGCTATTTTATTAAAGTGCTCTGCTACCTGACCGGAAGTTAATGATAGAAGGAACGGCGAGTCAAGCTGTTGTTGTAGGTTAATTTCCGACATATTTAAAGCATTGGCAATTTCTTCTGGTACTTCTGTCCGGAATGCTCGGAAATGCTGATCACCTAAGACATAAAGTTCTTCCTTATCCTTACTACGTACGATATGGGCATCGTCGGTAAATAACTCTACTTCAGTCTTTCCACCCCAGTTACTACGTATGGCATCACCCGATGGTCGGTTCCATGTCAGCCACTTTAAAGCTCGGATAACAGCTGATTTACCCGAGTCAGATGCTCCTATGATTATATTTACTCCGTCAGAGAAATCCAGAGAAGTGTCTTTGTGAGATTGAAAATTGGAAATGTGTAGTGATTTCAACATGATTTTTTTCTTTTACTCCAAGCAATTTTTGCGGATATACTTTTATTTATTCGAGTTTGAATAGAGTCTTTTGATCCTTGACGAGCAATACTTATCTTTTTACATGCTTCTTTTGTATGAGTTTTCCCCATGTGACTTATTGATAATTTGTGTTTTGTTTTTTCAGAAACAATACGACCAAGTTTACTTTTAGATGAATTTCTGCGTTGTTCTTCCGTGAATTTATATCCCAATGCATATGCATTTCCTTTATGATGTATTCTTCCATGTTCTAAACTTGTCACTATTTGTAAATTCTCAATTCTATTATCTTGCTTATTTCTATTTATATGATGTATAATTTCTGTTTTTAATAAGTATCTACCAAGATGCTTTTCCATTACTAATCTTTCTTCTTTTATTCGTCCATTAACATCTGCAAAAGGATGTTCTGGTTGTAATATAGTTATGTATCCATCACCGCTTATTGTTCTTCCTCCATTCCAAACAGAATTATTTACTCCTGTTTGACTTTTTGCAATTTTGTCTTTAGCAGATTGAGGCATTTTACCTCCTTGAAATAATTTATTCCCCATCATTCGTTTGGAATGCATTTTACGAATATAATCAACCTTCATATGATGGCCTTGTATAAATCTACGTGACTTACCTCGATAAATAGTAACTTCTTTTCCACAACCACATTCACATAAATGTTTCATATCTTCTCGGGTACAAAAGTAGTTGCTCTAATTTTCAAATTACCGGACATTGTATCGTCTTCCACTTCAAATTTTATTGCTCCCATACTTACCATTGTTTGAGCAATTCCAATAGAAAGTTCTTTCTCGTAGTGCATTATCATTTCCTCCTCCATCTTGAGAAAACGGTCTCTTTCATGAATAGGAATTATATGAGTTGATTGTATTTTTTGTATTTTCCTTTCCTCAATTATATAATTAGGAGTATGTTCTTTGACTTGAAGAATCTTTTTAATAAAATTTACGATTTTCCACTTTGTATCTTCTTTCATCTCCTATACTATTTTAAGTAATTTCATAGAAATAGTTCTCATATCTTCCAAATGTTTCTCTGTTGCTTGAAGTTTACCTTCAATAAGACTTTCATCTTTTGTCTTGATTTGAATATTATTTGCATACTCAACAACTGATTTTAGGAATGAGTTAAAAACAAATTCACTCATGGTTAATAATGGTTTGAATTCTTTCATTGGAGTAAGTTCGTTTTCAGCTATGATCTCCTGTTCTATTAATCTTCCGTCCTCTGCTCCTATGATAAAAAGTCTTGTTCCTTCTATTACCTGACCGTAAATAGAAACATTAAAAGAAGCGTAGTCGTGATTGACTATAAGTTTTAGATTTTGATAATTTCTCATCTCTTTAACATTTTAAGCATCTGTGATTGTTTTGTAGCAACATAATGTATGGCAAGAGCATCAGCTACGGCTTCATCAATGTACTTTACCTTTGTCCAGTCTACATCATATAATTTATCAATAGCTTCAATCATATCCTCCTTTGTAGCAGCTCGTTTACCTAATACGGCTTTCTTTGAATCTTGCTCGGAATAGTATTCAATGGGAATATTCTTACATTCTGCTATAGCTGTGGTAATCCCTGCTACCATACCAATCATAATAGCTGCTTGAGCATTCTGGGAACCATGTGGAGCTTCACTAACCATAAAGTCAACATCATATTCATCAATGAGTTTTAATAACTCCTGTACAATATCAGATGCTCTACGAGTCCGATCATCGGATGCCCGGATACGCCGTTTCTTTTGTTCAGGAGCAGTTTTAATACATCCTGTTTTTATTATTTCCCCATCATCCAGTACAGCATATCCCCAAGCAGTAAAAGACGGGTCATTAGTTAGTATTATCATGGTCTTTTTGGTTTACGTTCTGATCTAAACTTAGATTCAATTTCTTCCCATACATTTATTACCTCTTCCCGCAAGGCTTCTTCCAAATTATCCTGCTCTACCATTTGAATAGCTTCTTCCATGGAATTGGATAAGGTCTGATTACCTATGGTATAAACCCGGGTTTGGTAATAATCTTTAAGGTACTGAAGACAATCCCGAATGTCGTCCACTCCATAATCGAAAAGTATTGTAACAGGGGCTATATGATATGGTTTCCAAATGGATGATTTAAAAACCTCCACCTGGGTTTCTACTCCAATTACCCGCATTTCCTCTTTCCCTTTGATCTTTATTTTACGTTTGATCTTCTCGGGTTTGAGTGTACGGAGACGGAGTGAGGAATAAAAACCAATGCTTTCTCCACCAGGTGTAGTATATTTCTGTCCGTAAGGTCCGGCATCAATGTTTATTCTTACCTGGTTTGAGCAGACCATCAGGTAATTATTCTGTTTTAATATCCTGCAGGTCTTACGGAGTTCTTCACTGAATTCCTTTGCCCGACGCATTCCCATCTTATCACCTTCATCATTATCCATTTCCTGAGTAGTGGAGAGTGCAGCAAGGGAATCGGCAAATACTCCATGAATAACATTCTTATCTCCTTCTGGTTCCCAAGCCCTGACAGCTTTAAATACTTCCGGGACACGATTAGGTTGTTTATAATTTTCCTCCTTTACCTCCATTCCAAACATCTTAGCAAAGGTCTTATCTAATCGGGCTTCCGGATCATGGAACATAAGGTCTCCACCTTGCCGTTGGACAGATCCTCCCATTTCACTAAGTAGGACTGTTTTTCCAGAGCCGGAGGGACCGAAAATCTCAACAAGAATCCCTCCTGGCACTCCTCCACCACGAATCCTTCCGCCCGATATTGCAAGGTCAAGTAATGTACTACCGGTGCTGATAACTCTTCCAAAGTTCCCATCATATTCCTCCTTTTGTATAGGTTGGATTGAGAAAGGTTCCTGAGTAACTTTCCGCTTGACCTGAGAGCTAAGTGGTTCTTCCCCTCTTGACCGCTTCATACTGCTCAATTTTGTTTAACACTGTGACTATATAATCATCCGGAAGACCTTTACTGACAAGTTCCTGAGTCATCTTAATCTTGTAATCATCAAAGGTCATAGAGGTCTTTTCCTTTTTCAATTCAAACCATTTCCTTTGAATCCTACCTACAAGTTCTTTTATCAAAATATCCTCCGACTCCTCCTTCCTTCTTTCCTCAGTCCATGCTTCAAGTAATTGGGCTATGACATCAGTTTTCCCAATTTCCTTTGCAAGAGTATAAAGAGTAAGGTAGATATGAACCTGTGGAGGCATTGAAGCCCCCACAAGTCGATAGTTTTCCCTTTTTGTTTTCTTTGGTAAAAATCCCATATCACTTTCTGTTTTTCTCATAAACATCTATACAGTCATCCCAAATCTGACATTTATCACAGTCCTTTGGGAATTTATCAGTATCCTCTCCGAACTTATGTCCGTGGGGACATTTATCGGATCCCTTAGATTTCTCTTCCTTCCGGGATGACCTTGCCGGTTTCTCCTCTTCAGGTTCGGATTCTGGTTCGGGTTCGGGAGTACGATTACGGGAACGTCTTGGAGGAGCTTCTTCCTTAGGATCTGGTTCAGGTTCAGGTTCTTCTTTTTTCTCCTGACGACCATACCTTTTTGTTCTCTTTGATTCCCCCTCATCAGGTTCCCTATCATCAATCTTCCCAGCATCTTCTTCCTTATCGAGATCAAAGAATTTTGCTTCCAGATCAGCATACGGTAAAACCTTTATACAATCATCCAGTGAAGGGATATCATCAAGTACCTCTTCCCCATAAGGTTCCCGATCTTCAAATGTAATGCTAACAATCTCTGGGAAATTACTCTTACCAATCTCTTTCCATTTCAATCGAAGATTAGCTGTTTTCCCATACTCGAGAGTAAAGAAATCTTCATTATCCGGATCCTCCTGGAGTTCCTCAATCAATGTTTCCTGGAATAGGAAATCACTCATATCCCAAACATAAGGTTTTTCCTCCAAATCTTTTACCCCTACCGGGATTACAATATAAAGACTCCGCTCCTGTGGATACAACAGTTTGAATTCTTCCTTATCTGCTCCCTCCTTGATTCTTTTTACCTGATATTCACATATCGGACATTTCTTTCCAAACACTCTCGGACATATCACTGCTTCATTATTAGCCCCTACCTTGGTATGGACTTTAACGGGAAGACGGTACCACGGAGTTCCCGGAAGGGCTACTCCTGCTTTATCATCTCTCTCCGGGTGATGTTCCGATGTAATAATGTAAGGGAGGAAATCCAATTTTACCGATTTTGCATTATCGGGGAGTTTTAAAAATTCAATACCCTTTGGTAGTTCAATATAAGCCTTCCCCCCACGGGACGATTTCTTCTGCTTTTCAGCACTTGATACAATTTTTCCTTTAAAGGAATGTGATCTTTCTTTTGTCATAAAATTATTTATTAAGTGGTTCTTTGTCTGGTTCTCATTTTATTTGCAATGGAAGAGTTAATTTTTGTCTGACGGGATTCCTTCTCTTCTGAAAGGTTTCTCGGTATCTTTGGTCCGGAAAAGTATTGGAGTCCGAGTAAACGGGCAAGATTTTCAAGAGCATCCTTACGAGCTTCCATTGCTCGTAAAGCTCCGTTAGCTACATCCAATTCAAACTTTGCATTGATCAATCTCTCACTTGCTTCCTTATAATCTTTTTGCATAGGAAGGGTATTTTCAACTACCTTATCAGTAATTTTTTCAATACCGAAACGATCAGGATAAGACCTGATTTCTTTGTCCAGCTCCGCTTTTGTCAATTCAAATGCTTCCTTTGCCTTATCAACCTCCATCCGGGCATTGGCAGCATGACGGGAGTATCGGAGCATCAATCCGGGCTGTTCCAGCCATTCCACATCGAGTGCTGTGTCGTCGATTTTAATGTCTTCTTCGTAGTTCATATTTTATTCTCCTTTCTTAATGGTTCTCCCCAAATAATGACGGGTTTGTTTAATTCTACTATTTGTTCTTCTAACCATACAATGTATTCCGGATCATCATAGTGATCATGGTTAATTGGAATATTTGATTTTCCGGTTTGTCTCTTGTACTCAAGTCGTAAATCTATTAATGTCATAATTAATTATTATAAACGGTATAACATGCAAATACTAACTGGGGGAATCCAGAGTCGTAAAATGGAGAAATAAACTCCTCCATGATTAATCCTGCCCGGGTATTATCTGACTTGAGTAAAACCGCCTGACAATAGCCCAAAACCGCCCTACGGATACCCTCCGGCTCCTGATCTTTTAATCCTTCCAGGATAGTGGAAATTTGTTTCCATCCACCTTTATTGAGTAAAGCCCGGCAGAGTTCAATTGTCTGTGATTGACGTTCAGCAGTCTGCCGGGCTATCTCCAAGCGACGATCAGCGGGGGCATTTAAAACCTGTTCCAGTATCTGCAGGGCATTCCTTGGATGACCAAGAGAATCCTGAATGATCTGATCATAAATTTCTTTCTGTAATTCCTGCTTCTCATCCCTTACTACCCTACGGAGAAGAGAATACATTTCCGTTTCCGATAAGGTCTTTAGTTGAAATTGTTGACAACGACCTTTTATTGTCGGCAGGAGTTTTTGAGGGTCGGTTGTACAGATAATAAAATAAACATGCTTGGGGGTATCTTCCAGAATTTTCAACAAAGCATTTTGTGCATCGTTAGTGAGCTTGTGGGCTTCATCTATGATCCATACCTTTACATCTCCTTTGATAGGCATAAACTGGGAATTTTTAATTAACTCCCTTATTGTATCAATTCCCCGGAAATCTGCAGTATTGACTTCCATCAGATCCATATCTGAACATTCCAGCTTTGATGCTATTATCCGGGCAATCGTAGTCTTACCACAGCCCGTTCCTCCATGCAAAAGGAAGGAATGAGGGAGAGTATGTCGGTCCCCCATCATCCCTTCCAGGGTACTGATTACATCAGAATTCCCCTTTATTTGAGTAAGGTCAGTTGGTCGATATTTTAAGTATAGTGACATAGGTTAATGAGTTAAATATAAATAAATTATATGAAATAAAAAAATTCTTAAATAAAAAATTTAATCCATTTTCTTTTTTTCTGCCCAGCTCCCATCAACCGGGCTGATTTCAGCTTCAATATCCAAAGGAACATTGATCCATTTCCAAGCTTTCGGAACATCTTCACAGGTTATCCTTCTGGCGGTTTTTACAACATGATCTAATTCTTCCGGGTGGACATCAATAACGATTGAGTCATGAATCTGACCAATGAGTCTTGAATCCCAACCTTCTTCTCTCATGGCTTTGTCCAATAAGATAAAAGATTTAAGGTTTACATGGAAAGCAGCCCCCTGCACAGGAGAATTAATGCATTCATTTCTCACCATCACTCCATTACAACGAAATCCGGTTAGAAGATCAATATAACCATATTTCTGATAAGTCTTCCACCAGCGGGCTTTCCAAGCATCATACTCCGGGAAACGTCTTCCCCAAAAATCCTCCTCAATCTTCTTAACGTGATTTTCAAACTGAGTGAGTGATTTTATTCCTTTACTGATAAGATGATCGGAAGCATGTATTCCATTTAGTTCTATTCCCTGACCTGGTTTCCATGTCCCATTTGGAAGCTTTAACCATCCACAAGCCATATTCTCTGCGCAGTTTCCATAGTAATCACCATAGAACTCAGGAAATACAAATCCATTTTTTGCAGCTTGTCGGAGGACTCCATGAATCTTTTTATCAAATGAGTCAAGTTTAAATATCTGGATAGCCATGTCACGGTGCATATCAGATGAGGGATCATTTATGTATTTGAGCATCGTTGGATCCTTATGATAACATGCCGCTATCCGGACCTCCAATCCTGAGTAGTCGATTTCCAAGAGCTGATGACCCGGACGTGGAAAAAGTCCCTGCCGGATTATTTGCATTGCTTCCTCATCCCTTTTGGGAATATTCTGGAAGTTCGGTGAGTCGGAACTTGAACGAAACGTCCTAACCAGATGCAGGTTAAAAAAAGGATGAATATAACCATCAACCTGTTCCCGGAGAAAAGCATCCAGATAGGTGTCACGGATTTTCTTTAGCTTTCGTATTTCCAGTAGATTATTTAATTCCTCAATATTAAGAGTCTTCAAAGCATCTTCATCGGTTGCTCCCTGACCTGATACAGTTTCCTTTGGTGGTGTGATCTTTTTAATATCGTAGAGAAAATGAGCAAGTTGTTGGTTGGAATGAATATTTATCTTACCACCTACGGAGTGTTGCCAATGACGGTAGAATTTTGTGTCCTGAAACTGGTGTTCCAAACGTTCTATCTTCCGGGTAAGATGATTTTTCTTATTTTCCACATATTCCACATCAACCCTTATACCTGCTTGTTCCGCTCGGCATAGAGCAAGTATTCCATCATGGAATAACCGGTAAGCTTCATCAGTCCGTGGATTGTTCTGCATATTCCTCTAATAGATTAAGAAAGTCACCCCATCCTTTTGGCGTCCTCATTATATTGAATATATTACCTGGTAATTCATACCAAACAGTATTCATATAGGAATACATTTTGTCTTGATTTTCTTCTTCCCGATATTTCATTAGCTCATTCCAGTCATACCCATATTCATCAAAGAACCATTTGAAGTTCTCTTTGGTATCATCAAACAACTTAAACCATTCTTGTTTTGTCATATTTATTTATTTTTACTCCTCATAAAATAAATTATACTTCCTACATATTTCTATAATATCAATCCTCCCCCTTACATGAAAAAAATCACCTTCAAAAGTCCCTATTTGTTCTATATACTTGGTTCCGGGGTATATCTTATATCTTTCTTGATGGGCTATTACCAATTTCCTGCGATCAGAAAAAGGCATTTTTAACTCCTCCATTATTGTAGATAAGCTACCATAATTAGTAATCCACTCGGAAGCATCACAATCATATTGTTTCCGAGCGGTTCTTATTGTTTCACGAATTATCATATTTATTCTCTTTTTAAAATGATTTTTACCTTATTCCAATATACTGTTGTCATCGGACCACTTCCATTCCATCGCTTTACAATCTTCTCTGGATCCTGTAATCGTTGAGCAAACAACATAAATACTTCTACTGCTTTATTGTAATCATACATATCTTGAAGAGTATATGATTTCCCGGATAGCTGGTTAAAATGATCTACCCGACATTGTCGGATTTGCAAACATCCCACGGCTTCCTCCTTCTCATTATAAGCAAGTAGATTTCCATTGCTTTCAGTTATAATTACTGCTTCAAGTAATTTTTCAAACGGATTGATTCTCTCAGGGACCAATACAAACTCTCCTGGCAAACTCGGTGCAAAACAGGAGAGTGTCATTGGCAAGAATAGAATTACAAATAATTTTTTCATATTAGTTTTGATTTATGGTTAGTATTTCTTCTTTTACTTCCTGAGGAGTGTAAGTATGAAAATCCTGGAAACGGGTGATAAACCTATTCCAAGCTTTATTTGTTCTTTCAGGATCTACATCATTTCTCTCTATATCTGCAAACAGTCGGACAATGGTAGAATAATTGTTTTGAGAGATGATCCAGTGCTCTACAACAGTTTCAATAAAACGAATATCCTGCCGGTAACGATCCATTCTGGATAGTCCGATAGCAGATAGTACCCCGATAAGAATGACTATCATTGCCAATGCTCCTACAATAAGAATAAGTGTTGGGTTCATTTTGATTAATGTTTAAAATGGTAAAAGATCAGATTGTTGTTTCTTTGCAAGTCGATATTCATATACAGCATCCAGAGCACAGTACTTCATCAGCATCTGTAATCCTCCGGGTTTAGCCAATAGTTCATATATCCGGTTTATGGAATTAGCACTTGAGGAATCCTTTGATTGAAGATAAGGTGATATTTGTGAAGCATAATCCACTTCCCCAAACTGAACATAGACCTGAAATTTTAATCCGGTCACCCCCGGTCGGTTATCCAAAATATGTGACATGAGCATAGTGTCCCATATCCAGTTTTGTACTTCTGTTTTTAGGATGACTAACGACCAGGCATGCTCATATTTCATATTCTGAGCAATCTTTCCAACATGTGGATCCCGGAGAAGTCGCCGGAGTGGTTCCCGTTGTTTGGGTAAGGCAGGAATGGGAAATACAAAAGCATGATCTGGAGAGTCCGCCACAGCACAACATACTATCTTATGTCCTACAGCATGTGGTTTTATACCGGTTGTTTCATAATCAATAGTTACCTCTCCGGATTGAATCTGATCGAGTGGAGATAAGTCCTCTATGAAATCAATATTTGGTTCCTTAATCTTTGGGAAAGGATGAAGGAGGAATTTCTTTCCCTGATATTCCCCTTCCTCCAGCAATTTAAAAGCTTGGAGTAGATCAGATTTCCAAATTGTCATTACATCGGCTGTCTCCGATCGTTCTACAAAACTCGGGTGGAATGTCGGACAAATCCATGCTGAGAAATCCTGATCGGGAATAGTCCATCCACGCCACTTAGTAATTCCTCCTAAATCCTTTTTCCAACGATGACCAATCAGGGAATATACAGCTACATTTCCCAGTAGGATAATTACCTTTGGTTTATATTCATTAATCCACCGAAGGATAGTCTGCCGGCAGCATTCAATTTCATAATTCTCCGGTGCCCTATTATTTCCATTTTGATCCATCGGACGACAAAGGACAGCATTAATATTTATACAGTCCTCAAATAAATCAATATTGAGTTCTGAATATACTTTTTGAAGAAGTCTCCCGGTCTTTCCTTGGAAAGGTTTACCTGACTTATCCTCCATCTCACCGGGAGCTTCCCCAATATTCATAATACCTTTTTTGAAATTGCCAAATGGTTGCATCTTTGGTGATTGGCAATCACGATGTAATCCACAGGAAAAACACGTCCGGGTCTTTCCATCGGGTCTTGAAATTGATTCCGTTTCCTTTTTTGTAAAAAATCCTTCCATTATATCAATTTATCTTGTTGAGGATTATTAAAAGTTTCTTTGAAAAAGGGTTTTGGCAATTTCTTATGTTCTTCCAATCTCTTAACTGCAGCATCATAATATTCCTTATCAATCTCACATCCTACAAATTCAGAAATATCAAAGTCATAACAAGCTATTGCGGAACTACCACTGCCTAAATGAGTGTCGATAATCTTGTCTGTTGGTTTGGAATAGTTCTTTAAAAGCCATTTATAAAGTTTAATAGGCTTTTGTGTGGGATGGATGGTACTTTTTCCAGTTTGCTTCTTATCTGTGTGATTAAAGCCATAGGATTCAATTTTAACGGCTTTACTTGTTGCATTAAATGAAGTCCATGCCAATTCAAAATCTGAAAAGGAATTTATTGGTTGTCCTTTATACCAACTAATCCAACACCTACTAACTGGTAAGGCATAAGTAAAATAATTACCTCCCCATACAATTTGTTCTTTAGATATTCTGAATAGTTCATTAAAATACTGCTGTCGAGGTGCTTCATTTTTATAAACTGCATCTCCTGTCCCGAATCGGAAATTAAAATGTTGCCCAGCACCATACGGCGGGTCAACAATAGCCAAATCAAAATACTTGTCCGGCACTGTCGACATATACTCCATGCAGTCGATATTCAATAATTTTATCATGATCTTAAAGCTGCTATATATTTCCAACCTTCTCCTTCAAATTTTAACTTGCTATCACTCACCACACATTCCCGAGTCTTTGTAAGTATTTTCCGGAGAAGATAAGGAGTGATATTGAATTTAAGATGTTCCTTGAAATTTATCCTGAGTTCTTCCTTGAACCATGATTCCTTTGAGTCGGAGGATATGAGAAGAGTCTTATCTTTTATTTCCACTGTTACCATTTCCTCAAGTGGATGATCCCTCTTAGCTACAATCGACGCCCGATCCAATGCTTCCGGGATAGCTTCCGGTAGAATCAATTTATGACCTTCCACACTCAACAGATGAGAAGCATCCGGAAAACTATCAGCCAGCACCCTGCAAGATATTACTGATTCCTCTTCATTCTTAAAATGAATCCAGCCTTTACCTTCTGCAATCTGAGTAGGGGAGAGTCGGATGACCTGAATAGCAGATGTGGCAGGGATAAGGAATGTCTTTACCGGGACATCATCAGAGAAAGTGCATCGGGTAAGACAAAAACTATCAGATGCTTCCATATATCCGTCCTTTGATACATGTACACAGGTCAATACCGGTCTGCTCATATCCTTCGATGCTGATGGAATGGATAATTCAAGGAACTCTGAAAATTTATCAGGTAATTTCTTCCATTTACCAATATCCGACACCTCTTCATTTATCGGTAATTTTATCTCCGACTGAAGGGAGAAACCAGCTTGCATCTTTCCTTGAGTGAGAGTGATCTGATTTTCTTCCACCTGCAGGTTAAGGGTATCAGATTTTGCTTTTGATAATAATTTGTAAAGGATATCAGCCTCTACCGCTCCCGCAATATCCAACCCGGCAACAGGATGAGAAACACTTATTTCATCATTATAGGTAACAACCTTCCCTTTTACAAAGGCAAATGATGTAGCTTGTTCTACAATATCCTTGTTTGCCAGCCCGGGTTTGACGATCTCAAGAGCGTGTTCTAATTCTTTTTTGCTTATTTCCATATTTTATAGTTTTGAATGTTTCCTTTCTGAATGGTACGGTAGTAATTTCAATATCATAATAACTGAGAAGACAATTTGGTATCATTCTCAGGTGTTTAGGTGGTTCTACCGCTGCCAGATATATTTTCATTAGTATAATATCTAAAGTCACTTTTTGCTCCCCACTTTTGTGTTGGGAAGACGATTGTAAAATAACTAAACAATACTTTGTATTTTAATCCGTTCACCCTATGATATCTTTTTGGGATACCCGCCAGATAGATTCTCATTGGTACTCGATGGTTTTATTTGATGTAATCATTTGTGATATCATTATTAAGGGATATTATCATTTTATAATTACAATTGATTACACCCCCTTGTCATTTAATTTTCCTGGTATCTAACCTGCCGGATATACAGTAGGTATTGAGCTGATCGTTGGTTATCCCCTGATCCCTTAGAAAATAATAACTGAGTAGTCTTCTCCTGGAACGGAGTTTGGTGGAGCTTCTCCCGAGTGATCTATCGAATAACCAGGTTGCCATGTATATTTTCATTTCATTCTTTTTAATGAGGAACCACTCAAATCATATTTTATTTCTCTTCCATGCAAATCACCTCTTCTACCTCCCTGATTCTTCCTCCTCAATCCATCCCAAAGGAAACTAAATAGGACTCTCCCATCAGTCCAATGAGCAATAACAGCTGGTTCCCGGATAAGAACTTTATTGGAACCGGGAATAGGATAATAGACATCTTCAAATCCTCCCCGGTCATGTCCTTCCAAATAGATTTTCATAACAATCCTTTTTGCATATCATTCAACTTGAATGCCCAAGGCCACGCAGGGGAGTTCTTCTCCAGATCAAGGAAATACATAATATTTATCTCATCCCTTAATTGGTAACGGTTTGATAATCCGTCTTCTGTAATCACTTCCAATTCCCTGAGAGCAGATTTATCAGTGGGTTTCTTATCAACCCATCGCTCATTATCGGAGAGCTGATGAGTCTGAAGCACTTTCTTGAATTCGGATTTGCCGAGTGAATACCCTTTTTCATGGATATATTGAAGGAATACATCCCGTTCAGCTTTTGATAGAGTCCCGATATGTTTCCCAGCATCTTCAGTTCCGGGGGAACGACTCGATACTGCTATCTTCCAAGGGTTTTCATCATATACCCAATTACCATTCTTCCTCCTTGGAATAAATATTGATCCCATCCTTCCGGTAACAACCCATGAGGTACTATCGACTGAGTTTCCAGTAACATATATTTCTCCATTACACTTAGTAAAGAATGCCCCACTGGGAACACGGACACACCATATTTTTCCCGTATATGAAAATTCATTTACTTTCATCTGATTTGGATGAATATAATTTACAGAGGAAGAAGCTATTTCTAATCCTTTTTCTCCTTTTTTATATACAGAAGTGGGGTAACCAGCAAGCAAACAGGCAATTCGAAATTCTTCTATATTTTTTTCTGAGCCTTGAGTAATTACAAAACTCTTCTTTCTTTTTAAAACCCCTCTGGAACCATCTGCTAAAATAGAGTGATCTATAAAAATATGTAATTGTTCTTCCGTTAAATTTAATAAAAATTCCATTGGAATTTGCTTATTAGGAGAAATAGATAATAACCAATCTCTAAGAGGTCCATATAATTCAAAAGTCATTTCTTTCCTATAAATTCCTAAATCATACCGCTCTGCTATACCTTCACAAAACTTTTCTTTACAATTTTTGAGTATTTCCCTAATCAACTCTACTTTTTCAGGATTTGCAGATATTGATTGAGAAATAGTAATACTCGGTAATTTATAGTTCTTTCTCTTTTTAATACACCCTTCTGTCCAATACCAAGCAAATGCTTTAACAAAATCATCACTATATATTTTATTAATGGGGGCTTGGTATTTCCCAACTCTTGGAATATAACAATTTGTATTTAACTCATCTGTTGTTTTCCATTTCCATTTATCAGAATATGCTGACTTTACTCGCCAACGATGATTCCCAGTAACTCTTGCCGAAAAAGTTCTATAATTTAAAGCTTTTATAGGAGTATTAATTACATCAAATGATGGAATTTCTAATATTTCTTCCCACAAACTTATCCCATCTTTAAAAGCTAAAATTTGATCACCAATTTTCAAATCTTTTCTACTACACCATCCTTGTTTGGTTAGTACTTGATGATCTTCTTCCGTCATACAATACCATGGATATCTCATCATAATTTTGAGTGATGTTACGGCAAACCCATGAATTTTTATCTTTGGCATTCCATCCTGATCACAGATATGCTCTGAGAAACATTTATCCAACCATGGAATGAGTTGAGTACCGGAGTTACCAGCTACACCAAGAGCAAGGTAATCATACTCTTTTACATACATATCAAGAAATTCCATTGGTTCTCCAAAGTGAAAACATGGAATAGGATGTAATCCAGCCTTTTCCATTATCCTTTGGTTCTCCAAAGTCTTTTCGGCAGTCAATCGGTTTGGTTGTTTCCCTCCAATACCAATGACATCCAGGTTTGCATATACTTCAATTACATCCTGATTCTCTTTTATGAATCGGATATATTCCTGAATGTCGATGGTAGCCTTCTGCGTCCACGCGGAGAAAGCTCCTGAATCCAGAAAGAGGTCTACTTTTTTTTGTTTTTCCATTTGATTAATTTGAAGGCAAAGGGAACTCCGAACTGATCTTCCTGGATGTCCCAGTAAGATAATAAACGGTTGATGATTAGTGTTTGCCAAGCCTTTTCCCGGGAAGTCGTACCCGGAGTCCCTGCCATGTAAATTTTCATTTTATTAATCCCATCAATTCCAAACGGGCTGCCGACGAAGTAAAGAAAGCTCCTTTAAGGGATGATGTGACCATGGTGGAATTCTGTTTTCCCACTCCCCTCATCCGCATACACATATGCTCCGCTTCTATAATACAAGCAGCCCCTTTGGCTCCCAGATAATCCATAATAGCTTCTGTAACCTGCTCTCCGATCCTCTCCTGAATCTGCAGACGTCGGGAATATATTTCCAGCAAACGGGCAAGTTTTGATATTCCAATCACCTTATCATTCGGGATGTAAGCAATATGTGCTTTCCCGAAGAATGGTAACATATGGTGCTCACACATCGAGTAGAGTTCACAGTCCTTGAGTAAGACAATCTGATCATACGTACCGGCATCAAATACTGTCAGGATATCTTCCGGTTTCTCCCAGTACCCTGCATAGAGTTCCTGCCAGGAACGGATAACCCGCTTCGGAGTATCTTTTAATCCTTGTCTATCGGGACTATCACCGATTTCTGAAATCTGAGTTTTGATTAACTCATGTAAAGCTTCTTCTGTCATAGTAAACGTTTACTTATTGGTTTTTCAATTATCATCAATACTTCTGATGCTGCTTTCGGGTGGAGGATTGGCATAAAGGACATTAGCCACTGGGTGGGAAGATATTCTTTCAATCTCCAGTATTCACTCTGCAGGTCTGATGACTGGTGTTTCATCCATTCTTCAAATTCCCTAACCTTGGCTACCAATCCATATTCCTCAGCAATCTCAAATCCTATTTCCCGGACGGCTTTACTTAATTCCTCCCTGTCCCATTCATAGACATGAGCTGCATACTGGGTATCATAAGGATCTTTCTTATTCATTGTGTTGGGACAGGAGAGAAACATCCTATGTCCGGGTTTGAGAAGATTATAACAATTTTCCAGTGACCGATATCCTACATCCTTTTGCATATGTTCTATGGCTGATGTATAAATGATATAGTCAATGGAAGAATGTTTTATGACCTTATCCATATCCTCTACCGATGAAATGACATGAGTGAGGGTAAAAGGATAATAGGAATTTACATCTTCTATTTTCTTTATTCCGGAGCGTCGGAGTTGTTCATTTATGTTTTGTTCCGATATATCCACTCCGACATATTCCCTGATCTCCGGTCGATAGTATCGGATTAAAGGCAGGAGCATCCCACGACCACAACAAACATCCAGCACCACCCAATCTTTTTTCATCTGGAGTACTGCGGCATGGTGCTGGATGTAATTCATCACGTCAAGGGAGGAGAAAAAGCCATCGGCAAACTGAGCGTAAAAATTTCTCATTTGATACGTTGTACAGTAAACCTCTTCCGGCTTTACTCCTTCCTCAATCTTGTAGACGATTTTACGCTCCTTCATCTTTTGAACCTTGGGTCTTTTTCAATTGCTTCCTTACGGGTATTAAACCCCATCTTTGCAAGCCAGAGTTTTGTGACCACACAGTTCTTTTTGTAATCAGGATCAACCCCCTTATCAACCATAGCCTGAGCCATTTCTTCAATGGTCGATCCTTTGGCAGATCCGGTCATGTCGATAATGATTGATTTCTTTGTCAGGGCAGGAGCTTTTGGTGCTTTTGGTTTCTTTTCAGCCTTTGGGGTTTTCTCCGGTTTCTTTTCTTCAGGCTGTTCTTCTTCCTTTTTAGGGGCAGGAGCTTTCTTTCCTTTGTTGACAGGAGCTTTCTCAATGTTCTCTTCATGAAGCTTATCGGCTACTTCCTGTCCACCTTCATCAGGTTCCGGTTCTTCCTCAGGTTCGGGTTCGGGAGCAGGAGTTTTCCCGAGTATTTCATCAAAGATAGCCTGAGTAGCATCGGAAAACTTATCCGTGGGCTGGAGGATGTAACCTTCATCGTCGGGATCAATAGATTCCTTTACCTCTTTGAGAAGGTCTTTAAGAGGGGCTTTTGTCCTTAATGGAGGCTGGACTTTGGTAACCTCATTTAATTCTGTTGCGGCTGCGCGCAGTGCTTTTTCGTTGATCATTTGAATAGATTTTGATTAATTTTATTTAAAGATAATAATAATATTTGAATAAATCAAATAATTTAATGAAATTTTTAAACCCCGGTCTTTTTCCCCCAAACCATGATATGTTCCCGGGTTGAGTACCGGACTCCATACTTGATTGCTATATCAATTACCATCTCTCTTTTCTCAGCTATTTCCGATGGAGTAGCCCCCTCAGGCATGAGGATTATTTTACTGGGAGAGATGAGAGAGTTTCGGATGTAACGATCAGATATTTCATCCCAGTCTGATTCATCCGATATTACAAACTTAAACCAAGCTTCATCCCCAAAATTAACAACCTTTGCAATAGCTTTTTCATTATACCTATGAGAAAGTAGTACTCCACTATTGAAAAGTTTTGGAGAGTTATTCCAACAATCAATCAGAGATAGTATTTCATCCGATGGGATAATGGAACATTCATTTTCTATTTCCGTAAATGGATGAAAATAGAAGGTATCTTCAAATGCTTCCAAGAATACTAAGAGATTCTCCTGCTGGAGTAAAGGACTACCTCCTGTAATTACAAGATGGTGATTCCTGTTTTTTAGCTTATCAGGAAGATCAGTATTTTGAATAATCTCAAACAATTCCTGAATGGAATAAGGGTTTCCTTCCCGCCATACTTCCTTTGTATCACAAAATTTACATCCGACCTTACATCCCTGTAAACGTAGGAATGCTGCCGGCACTCCTGCATAAATCCCTTCTCCTTGAATTGTATCCATATAGAATTCAGATACATTTAAGTAAGGGATATCTGGTACTGGTTTCTTTTCCTTAGGAAAGGCTTCAATTAATATCTTGCTCATATCTTGCACTTGTTTTAGGGGTTTCTGAAATTTCAATAGCAAATACTTGAGGGAATGCTTCATGGAAAATTTGCCATAGGTGCTTTGCTATATTTTCCGCAGTGGGATTAAAACCAAGCACGTCGTTGAGATGTCTATGATCAAGAACCTCATCAATATACTTTTTAATAGGATCCAATGCTCTGTAATCTAGTACAAAGTCTTTCTCATCAAGCTCCTTTGAATGAAGCTCAACTGTTACTGTATAGTTATGCCCATGAATCTGACTGCACGGATGGGATGAAGGGACTCCTAATAAATTATGGGCAGCACTAAAAACGAATTCTTTTCTAATAATGTACATGTTTTTAAGTATTAAGTTAATATTAAATTTATTTCTTTTTTCTATTAGCAATACTAATTTTATCTTTCCATTCTTGTGTAAATACTCTTCCTTTCAAAGAAGTACTAATTTTCTTTTTTACTTCATCTGAATGAAAATGCTTCCCTTTTCCTGATTCACTAATTTTCTTTTTTACTTATTCCGGT